CTTGGTAGGTGTTAAGTTTATCATCAAGAGAAAGCTCTCCCTCACCAAACATCAACTCCTGCGCAAGTTGCTCGGTAGCTTTGGGTTGGATACCAAACAGCTTACCAATAGCACGCATGATTCGATTGTACAAAGTGCGCAGTTTGCTCAACTTGCCTTTTTGGTCAGTTACCATTTCAGTACCGCGACGTCCAATCCACGTAGTCAGTACCTCCATCTCGAGGTCACGCTCACTCAAATCAGGATAAGCCTCTTTAACTTTCTCGTACAGCTCAGTGCCTTTTAGTTCACCTATAGCTTGCTGTACTAACTCGTTACCGTAACCCAAGGCTTCAAGTAAGATGTGACCAAACTCGTGTGCAATTGTATCGCCTTGCAATTTGTCAGGATGGATATACACCGTAGCAGTACCCTTGTCAATCTTAACAGCACCATTGCTGGGGAGCTGGCTGTCGAGCACAACCTTGACTGCAACACCGCTCTTGCGGAACCGCTCTTGCAGCATTTGAACTTTCGTCTCCACGTCGTGCTCTGGTTTGTACCAGCCCAATCGAGACTCGTAGTCAACACCTTCACTTAAGCCATAAGCATCTTGGTCTGTACTCAGGTCCATATCTACAGGCTTACCTGAGAACTTCTGCGCACGGTTCGAAGCGTCAGCGTTTGGAGATTTTACTGCCTTGTACTCTACACCCTCCTTCGATTCAGATACTGGGATAAGCACGAAATTATCTAACGTGCGGTAGCTACCACCTTGCTTTTTGTTTTCTGCCTTAATAATAGCTTCATTAAGGGTTTTGGCACTCAAGTACGGTAGGTTGGGATTGTGTGCAGTATGCGCGACTATGTCCCAAAAGTCTTCTTGTGTAGACAGTATATCCAGAATGCCGTCAGACCCAACTTGCGAACCTAGTGCAACTTGCACACGGCTAGGCAAAATCTTGGTCATACGTCCAAGGCTAGTTTGGTACCGGCTACGCTGGGCCTCGTACATTTGGATAGCTCCAACAAAATCAAAGATGTCAGGGTTATCGCTGTTATCAAGACGCTCCATAGCGTCAGTTACCTGCTTTAACTCACTGTCATCAGAGACCCCGATTAATGTAATGTTATCAAAGTACTTACCATCTACTGTGTAGGGATTAGTTTGCACAAGCAACTTACCTACTACGAGGTTCAAGTCCTCGTCTGTTTCAATCTCTTCGCTAGTGGCAAAGTATCGAAGCCAGTTTTCAAGAGACCATTCGCTGCGGTCTTCACTAAGGGCCTTTGGTGCACGAGTGTCGCGCTCACCCATAGCGGTGTACACTTGTTCGTAGGCAAACTCAGCGGCAGCAATGTCACGTTTCTTAGCGTCGTAAGCTTCCATATTCATAGCAGCTGCCACCTTTGGGAAGTCGGAAGCCATGATTTGCTTAAACATCAAGAAGCCATCGCCTGCAAACGATAGCATGCGCGCTGTGTCTCCAAACATGTCGTACATAACGCCTTTAACATGCATGTTATAAAGGGCTCCTAAAAATGGAACAGAGGTTTGTTCTTCTGACGTACGATTAAAGCCATTACGAAGTTCACCGTAGATACCAAGCTGGCTAGGGGCCATAGTCAGTACATCCTCGATGCTCTCTCTAACGTTGGCCTTGTCAAGACGCATTATGCTATTGACATAGCTAAGGTTGTCACTAACCTCTGACTTCCATGTGCCAATGGCAGAAGTGAGAAGGCCGAGGGCTTTTCCATCAGCAGATTTGTTTGCACCAGAGAACAGGTTGCCATTCTTAGGCAATGTCATAACAGTACCCTCATTTGTTATTTCAGCTGCGTCAAAACTATTCTTAACCTTTGTGAGAAACGCTTTACCTTTTTCAGTGTTAGCAGTTACAGTAACGAGCTTGCCTCCATTAATGCTAATGTGTCCGTTAGCCATCAAGAGGCCGGGTTCAGACTGAGTAATATCTAATGCAAAGTCAAGCAGCTGGCTAATGCGCTGGTCACGCGTCTGCCCTTTTGGAGTAGCTAACGTGTTATCAGCAATCATAATAAGCTCCATAAACATCCCGAAGTTTTTATTCGTGATACCAAGCTTACCATATACAGGGTCTTTAGCCCCGTCCATAGCTGCAGCTACTGCCTCAGCATGGATACGAACAAGAGCATCGCTAACTTTGTAGCCATCAAAATTTACGCTTACTCCGTTTATCTGGTAGTTCTCGTTTTCCCATTTCCATCCGTAACGAACAAGGTCAAGGAAGATAATGTTCTTGTTAGCAGCCTGCCCCTTCAATGCGACACCTGCCATATTATCTCCACGCATCCAGCCGTGAGTGGCAACACTCATTGGGTTATTCCTAATGAAATCCTCCTGTGCTTCGTTACGTACTTTATACTTAGGGTCGCTAGCTTTTGCGGCAAGACCATCAAAGCCCTGCGGCTCCATAATGTCAGACAACATACGCTGGTCTTCGAATACTTTGACCTGCAAGTCAAACAGCTTACCCTTGTCACCACTTTCGCGGAACTGGAAGAACAACTTGTCCACGTCAAAGTCAGAACCCATCTGAGTTACAAACTCATCTGGAACAATTACACCGTCCATGCCTTCAGGCAAGAAGTCAACTACCTCGACTACGCTGCCAGAGTTCATAGCCTCCGACGGGATACGCAGGGTAATAGACTTCAGCACCTCAGGTGCCGTAGCCTTTATCTCTGCGATAGACATATCACGGTACTTCTTTGGCAAGAAGTCACGGCTCACTGCAATCTCTGCAGGCCTAATAACTTCCGTTACTTCTCCTGCTGTTGTAAACTCTTTAGCAAAGCTAATAATCAAGTTTTCTGCAGCACCGCGCTCTTCAGGAAATAAAGACTCAGCGTCCTTAGCCTCTGCCACAAGCTCCTCGTAAGACTGAACTGCAATGAAGTCTTCCCCCATCCGATTCTTTTGAGCATGCGCGGATAAGACTCTTACCATTGCTTTGTCAACAATGTCACCAAGCTCGCTCCTGCCTATCTGAGATTCTGCGTCTTGAAACACAACCATCTTCTTCCACTCCTTAGGAGACTTAGCCAAGTCAGCGGCTCTAAGCGGTCGTGGGTTGTCGCCGTTCTCGTTATCAGCAACTTCATACCTGTAAGCGAGTTGCTCGAAAAGCATCTCCGCAAGCTTTAACTGAGGGTTAGCCACCACTTCTCCCGAAGTAACAGTCTCTTTACGCATACCACGCAAGCGGGTAATTTTACCTTCTTCGTTTTTGTTGCGGCGGAAAAACTGACTGGCAATTTGAACCTGTGTACCACCTGCAACCCGAACAGTATTAACGTCACGTTGAATGGCAGAGAATACGCGGCTCCGCATTGCACCTACCACAGCAGGCGCAGTGAACAGACCTTGCTCTACCAAGTCAATCATATATTGCGGTGTAGCCTCGTCAGAAATAAGCTCGTTACGCAGCCACTCTTGGAACTCTTTATTGTCCATGATGTCGCTGCCGAGCTCTACTTTGAATCGACCAAAGAAATCGTCTTTCTGCTTCTTGTAGATTTTGTCAAGCGTGCTCAAAAACTCTTCAGCAATCTGCTTGCCTTCTTCGCCCATCTTACGAACAGCACCAGCAACTACAATCTTCTCGAGTTGAGAGGCAAGCTTATTCGTGCTATTGCTATGCCAGTGGTCAGTAACGTTTACCTGCTTGCGATAGCCGTTCATTGGCAATACATGCACGTGCGTCTTTTGCTGGGACTCGCTTAACTTCTTACCGTTAAACGCACCAGTCTCCTTATCACGAAGCTCAACAAGCTTGCGCTCGTTCTTACCCACCTTGTGGGCAGACTCCATCTGAACTTGGTCAATCTTGTTGTCCCTCATCCAGTCGTTGAACTTATCAAAATCCTCGCTCAATCCCTTAATAACAGGGATAATAGAGTTTTTAATCTGGTAAGACGTAAGCAGTCCGGTGTTCTTATCTAGCGCACGGCTGTAATAAAACGGCTTGTAAGGACGCAACAGCTTTACCTCAGCCGGGTCGAGCTTCTCCCCCGCGATGGCTTTGTCAAGTGCGACTTCCATCTCAGGGGTTAGGTCGCCGTGCTCAAGCAAAATAGTCTTGTAGAACTCGGGACTAACGTAAGACTGAGCGTCTGCAACTTCAACCTTCTTGTAATTATCATTCAACGCCCTATTAAACGATTGCAGGTCTAACACGGTCTCTGCTAGTGTAACGCTACGGAAGTGAGATTTACCAGACACACCTGCGTTAGCCAAGCCCGGAGAGATGATTTGCTTGTGGCGCTTTTGCATGTCCACCGTGTTCTTAAACTCATTATGAGTTCCCGCCATAGCTATGGCAGTAGACATGTTAGAAATATAACCTGCAACCACAAGGTTGTGGGCCATTTGCTGACGACGCTCAGGAGTAGCATCCTCGCTAGCAACAGCATCTACTGCATCGCTAAACTGTTCCAACCGGCTAATAGCTCTGCCCTCCTTTTCAAGGGCCTCCATAGCAATGGTAGCGGCTTCAGCAAGTATAGCCTCTGGCACAACTTTGTCAAGTATAACTCCGTCGCTGTCGCGCTGCAGTTTGCCTGCCATAAAGTCTTCGACTTCTTTTAAAGCAAAGCGGCCGCCACGGATTTGCATCTCTTGAATCTCCGCCTTAATCAAACCATGCACCGCAGTCTTAGCTTGAGAAGAGCCAGAGGTATCTGACATGTTGTAACGAATAGCAGGCACCATGTAACTATTACTAGCATCGGACGGGGTCGTAACAGGCAAGTAAACAATACCGTTAATTCGGCTTTGAAGTGCTCGGAGTTGAAACTCATACCACTGTGCCTCAGTCATGCTAGTATACGTAGTACCGTCGCCTCGGTCTATTCCACCAACACGGTAAGCACGGACAGCACCGGCCTTAAGTGCCGTATCAATAAAACGACCATCTTTGCCTTGTGGGAAAAGAAGGCGTCCATATGTAGTAGCATACATGCGCTCGTCAGCAAAAACTTCTTTGCGGAGTTTAGCCTCAAGCTCTGCCTTACTAAGTCGGCCAGCATCGAACTGGTCGAACCACTCAGTAATAAATGAAGGAACTTGCTTGCTGTAGATACGGCTGCCCTCTACGTTAGTAAACGTAGTAGCTACAGCTCCCATATCATACGGGGCAAACAAGTTAGTCAACCCTTTAAGGTTGGCGTTAAACTTTTTGCGAGATTCTGTGTTTTCAATTTCGCTTACCTCAGCAATGTTGCTAAAGTTGCGCAACGTGTTTCCAGCAAATGCAAACAAGTTTTTACGAAACTCTACGTCAGACGCTCCAAGTGCCAGCACTCGATTGCGTGCCTTAGCGTCCTTAGTTCCAAATCCAATAGCGTCCAACAACCGAGTAGAACTCTCAACAAACTGCTTGTCTGTAATGCTCGTCAAAGATTTGCCAAGCTCTTGTACACGATTTGCAAAAGCATCAGACATCTGGGCTACGGTCTTACCGTTTTTGCGAGCAAGGTCACGTAGGTGTGTTTGGATGCGTTGGCTGTTGTAGGTAAACAGCACAGAACTAAACGTTGAATTTTCAGCAAGGTAACCTGAGCTTTCTTGAATAAGCTCCGCAGTCTCACCACGTCGCATCCCAGAAAAGAACTGAGCCTGCACCCAATTTGGTTCTTGCTGCAAACGAAGGGCTAGCAAACGGAACTCAGGGTACACCGTGCCGATGCGGTCAAGCTCTGCATACATTTCTTCAGGGCTGGCTTTACTAGCCAAGCGCTCAGACAGGAACGGAAACACAAGGTCTACGTTCATCATTTGTGGCAAGCCAAAGTAGCTTTGCGTTGGAGACTCGCCTACGCGCTGAATAATCTGCTGCACGTTAGCTCGGGCCTGCTCAGGGTTGCCTGCTTGCAGTGCCATAGTAGCTGCCGCCATAAGGCTGCGAATCTCACCACCATTGTTAAAGGTCTCGATGCTCATCATCGGCGTCGTCTCAATAAGAGACTTAACCGTCTGGCTTAGACTATCCTTCGGGTTCATGCGCTCGAAGGTCTCGGCATACTGCACCTCAGACTCAGTACCAGCAGTAAACTCTTGGTTCATCAAAGCCATTACATGCTTCTGCATACCGGGTTCTGCGGTAAAGAAGTCAATGATAGCTTGCTTATTATCAAAGAGTTGCAAGATACGAGGACGCAAGTCTTCATTAAAACGACCCACACGACGACCATCTTGTATTACAGGAACAATGCCAAGATTCAACATGTTCTTTGTAATAAACTCTGCTTTCGTCTCACCGGGGCGAAGCACGCCTTCTTCTTGCAGCTCTGACTCTGCCGTGTTATAATGCTTAACAAGCTCAGCATAAGCAGCCTTCATCTCTGGCGTACCCTTTCCGTCTTGCACATGACGCAATGCACGGAACGCTCCGTTCTTAAGCATTGTGTTCAGCTCCTCTTGTATCTTAGAGTTAAACTCAGGAATCTCAGCCATGATAAGACGGTTACGCGTAGCGTATTCCCTTACCTTAGCATCGTTGTTAGTAAAGCCCCCACTGTTAATCTCATTGAAGAGGCGCATGCGGCGATAGCCAGAGAACCCCTCAGTAATAAGAGCTTCAATAAGAGCTGCAAGCTCAGAGAAGAACCGGCGTACAACGCTCTTGTCTTTCATGCTCAAGCCCTTGGTCAACATGTATTCACGGAAAGACTCTGCCAAGTCCTCCTCTAGCAGCTCCGCACTCTTTTCTCCAAAGACACGCCTAGCGTCTGCAAGAACTTTAGCTTGACGCTCGTCAGACAAGAACATCTGAAACACAGCGTGGAACGCTTCGTGAAACTCTGTACCTATTACAGCAATGTCACTTACCTGAACGGCACCCTTTTCAAAAATACCGTAACCAGTAGTACCATTACGGCGGATAATCCCAGACACTCGCTTAAACGGAACGTTTGGCACATTCTGTGCCCACCATTCTTCAGCCTGTTCCATATCAGCTTTAGTAGCCTTCTCAGCATTATTGCTAGACTCTGCCGCTGCTTGAGTAAACCAAATAGGCGCATCGTCATCTCCAAGCTTATCATCAACAAATTTACTTAGTGATTCAAACCGCTTGTTAAGGGCATCAAGGTCTACTGTTCCTTCCTTAGAAGATTTACTAGCAGGTTTAGGCGCAGGCTTAAGAGCGTCGTCAAGCTTCTTATCAAGTTCCTTACCAGAAAGCTTCTTCTTTTTCTGCTCTTCAGCTACCTCAGCAGAGACAGGCTCGACTGCAATAACTAGCTGTGTGTCAGCAGTGTTTTGGTTTACAAAACGAGTTTGTTGGCTGCCACCTTTAGTATCTCTACCGGGGTAAACAGGGGCAAGTGTATGAGTCCAACCCGTAACATCGCCGTTCTCGTCAACTACCGGCTCGTAGCCAATGCCAACCTCTTCGGCAACAAATGTAGCAAGGTTGTCCCACTCCATCTTACCAATACCAAGTGCACGGCTTGGGTCTTTAAATGCAGACGAAGTTTCTTCTGACGTAACAACAGCCACGTCAAAAATCATGTTAGGCACAATGCCTGTTAAATCTGTAGTCCAAGAACCGTTGCGCAATGAACTAATAGGCTCTACTTGTTGGCCAGTAATGTTATTAGCATAGATATGCCACACACCATTTTTATCTTGCTGCAATGCGCGACTACCAAGCACGTTTTGTAACTCGTTGATAAGCTGCTCATTGCCGCTTTCCAAAGTCTCTTGTACGTTTTTAATAATCTCATCGCTTGAACGAAGCTGACTGAGGGAACGTCCCGGCACGCGAACCCACAGTACCTCTCCGTTGTTTTCAATAGGAACATACAAAGCACCACTGTTCCAAGGAGGAACTGTATCAGAACTAGCGTTACCATTATATTCAACGTTTTGTTGATACGCAGAAACAATAAGACCATTCTGGGTTTCTACCTGCTGTTTACCTTTAGATGTAGATGGCAACTGCAAAGCAAGCCCGTGAGTTAGGATGCTATTACGTAGCGTTTGAAACTCACTGCCCATAGCGCCTTGGCCTGTGGAGTAAATAAGTCCTCCTTGTGCAACTTGCCCACTCTGTGTTGCGCCAGCGCGAAGTTTAATTGACACAACACTTGCACCCTGCTTACTAGCTTCGTGCAACGCCTCACGAAGTGCGTGTATATTAAGTGCATTCTCAAGTGCAGCCTCTTGCTGCATCATCATAGCGCTGTTTTCACCTGCAATAACAGGCTGACCAGCACGACTGCCTTCTGCAAAACTTTTCTGAGCAAATTTGTTAGTAGTCATAGATGCCTGCCCTGCAAGATGCGCACTACTAAATGCTTCACCTGCAGTAGGGAGGGTACCAATAGTGACACCCCCAATCTTCATTACAACTTGCAGTCCGTCAGCGGCAGTAGGATTGTAAGTATACTCAGGAACTACTTTGCCTTTTCTGTCTTTACGGTTGGTCGAGGTCAGAGGACCCTTCTTTCCTTTAAGACCAGAGAACACAGTTACAGGTAGGCCAGCATTACCAGTTTGTTCAACTTCAAACGTAATGTTTTCAGTGTTGCTACCATCAAGCACACTCATCAAAGCTTGGTAGGCTGCAAGATTGTCGCCAGACATTTGCACTGGCCCAGCGTGAGCGTGTACCAAGTATGGGCCCTGCTCACGGCCGGGCTCTTTAATTGTAGTCAGGCGCGTTGCAAAATAACTTACCAAAGTGGACAGAGGAACAGACACTTCGTTAGCAGACAGCTCAATGTTGGGAGAACTATTATTTGGTTCTTCCTCTTCCTCTTCCTTTTCCTTGCCGGCCTCGCCTTCTGTATCAGTAATAGGGTCAAGACCCGGGTCGGTAAATGGAACTGCAGAGCCGCCGTAACGAGTAATAAGCTTGTTCAATCGAGCAATCTCGTTAACCGCGTCAAGCATCTGTTGCTTATAAGCGTCGTACAATTCTGTTTCCGTACTTTCAGACTTGCGCAGTTCTTGCAACAACTCAAGAGCTGCGGCGTGCTTAGCTTTCTCCTTACTGATAGACCCAGTGTGGCGGTCAATCAAATGTTGTTTAGGATTAGCTGGCTCATCTGGCACATCGTCAGTGTCAATGACATCTTTAGGCTCAGTCAGCCCGTTTATATCCGTCAAGGCAGTGTGAGTAATCAAACCAAGGTAGTTGGCCCTTCGGGTTGCGATGGCCTTCCGCTCTTCTTGGCTCATCTTATTGTTCACCTCATACGAAACATCAACGGGGATAATACCAAGCATCGGGACTTTAACACCGAACTGGTGCATAAGCATCAAGCGGTAAGCAGACAACTGCTGCTGGTGCTTCACCTCTAACCTAGGGTTGTTTTTGTATGCTATGTCTCCCTTGCCGTAGATGGCCATGCCACCTTCGAGTGAGATAACCTTCTTCTTGGCCGCAGCATCACGGATAGTCTTCATGTCGTAGATACGGAAGTTACCCTCCTTGTCTACAGTCAGCAAGTCAACAGTACCGGCAACACCGTCCGCGTTCTTGTCACTGACGTCCATGTCGTTAAACAAAACGACGTCTTTGGCAATCACCTTCTCACCATTGGCCACAAACTCTGCTTCCAACTCAACGAGCTGTTGCTTTAAGTGCTCCTGCAAATCAGCAGGGAGATGTGGGTATGCCTCTGGCTTGCGGAGCTTGCCGTCAAAGAAGTCACGAACGTACTCGTCAACAGAGTTACCAATGTTAGTACTTGGGTAGAAGTACATACTGGTGTCCGCATTAAAGGGGTCTGACTCCTTATCACCTTTAATCCAAGTGGTGGTACGCATGTACCTCTTACCTGTCCGAGAGTCTACGTAGTACTTGTTCTCTTCTTCAAGAGTCTTTTCAATCTCAGCACGACGATTTACCTGCTCCTCTGTAGGAGAGGCTACAGTCTCAAGGGCTGTAAGCTCGGCTGTAAGTTCAGAACGAGATTCGTCTGTAAGAGAGTTTAGCGAAACGTTGTCACTGTTTGCTAAGAGTTGGTCCACAATTTCTTGTGTTGGGCCCGGCACTACTACATCCTTACTGCGCTGCTGACTGTCGGCAGCTTTTTCATTAGCCTCTTGAATCTGAAGAGTTTTAATGCGGTTGTCAATGTAATCTTTCTTTGCTTCAGTTTCTGCCTTTTTATGCAAACGCTTCAGCTCTTTCTGGTCACGCATGTTGTCAACGAGCTCACGGAACTCCTTGTCATTGCGAACCTCCATAACATCGTCAACCTTCTTAGCAAGTGTAGTAAGCTTTTCTAGCCCCTTGTCCGTAGTCAAATCAGCGCGCGCCTCTTGCAAAAGCTCCGTATCAATCTCGCTGTTAACGAACTCCTCGAGGTTGCTGTTAACCTCAACCTTTTCCTTTTTGGTCTTGCCCGCTTCAGCACTAGCGATATCTTGCTCAAGACCAGCAATCCGTTGCGCAGATAGCTCTTTAGCAACCTGCTCATCCGCAAAAGTCTCACGCGACTCACGAGTACGCTCAGCTTCCTTCGCCTCCTTCAGCTTCTGCTTTAGCTCCTCAACGTTGTTCTCCTCTTTAGGTTGCTTGTCAACGCGCTCCTGCAAGATAGCCTGCCGGCGTTTTAGCTCGTCTGGAATTTTAGCCTCAGACTCTTCCATAGCATCAAGAAGAGTAGTCACAGCCTCAAGCTCTTCACGCTCAATCTGTTGGACTTGCTCCTCACGATTCTTGATGTTAGCAAGCTCGGGAGCTAGCTCTTCACGACGCCGCTTTAACTCTTGTTGAACAAACTGATTTTCTGTAATCTGCTGAGTAAGAAGCGCTCGTTCAGTTTTGGTTAAGTCTTTACTCTTTGTAGCAGTCATTGCCTCTTTAACAGCCTCCTCAGCCAACTGCAATTGCTCGCGCATCTCTGCACTAGCCTCAGCTACCTCGCCGGCAGACATACCTTCGTTTACGAGAGCTTGCTCATAGCTGGCAATCTGACTGTCCACTATGTCGGCTTGTCCGCTAGCAGCAGCTTCAAGACCAATATCGTACATAGCTTTACGTCGCTTAACTCCTGCTTCTTGTGGAGTAAGCTCGCCAGCACTTGCCTTGTCAGCATCAGCAGCAAGACTCGTCAGCTTCTTGCCTCGGGCTTGCGCCTTCTCAATGAGTTCGTTCTGTGCCTTGCTATTGCGGGCTTTGCTAACTGCACCGCCTACACCAGTAAACACAGCACCACCGATAGCACCAAGAAAACCAGACTCCCAGAAGTGGTCGTCGTCTGTGTACTCTTTCAAACGGTCCTCAAGCCTAGATTCTTCCAAGCCAAGACTGTTGCGCATTTTGTACATGCCCTCCTCAGTACCGACGTAGTTGACCATCTCCTCGATGCCCTCCGTGCCCATATCCAAAGCAACAAACTTAGCAACGTCACCAAGACGCGCCATGCGAACTGCACCTTTAGTGGCACCTGCTGCCCTAGCAGCTGCGGCTCCTTTAAATGCACCACGCGTGCCCTTCATCATTTTACCAAGAGCGTGGAACTGCATCATGTCAAACGCAAGGTTGTAGCTGTTAACAGCGTACGTTTTCTTGGCTGCTTGTGCGGCAACGAAATCAGCGAGCTCAGCCTTAGTAGGTTTACGGGCCTTGCCTTCTTCCTTAGCAATGTGCTCTTGAAACTGTTTCCAAGCCTCTGTACCTTTGTAAGCACCAACAGGCTTAAAGTCACTAAGGAACTCAGACTTGGCTTGTTCAAATACACCGTGTGCTTCTCGCATATTCTCAGCGTGACGCATAGCCACAGCACCACCGGCAGTCTTCAACCCTTCTTGAAATAAATCGCCAGCAACCCCTAATACTTTCTCAGCTTTAGCCCCAACCTTTGCTGCTTTTTGGACAGCTCCTGCACCCATACGCAATCCTTTTCCTACGAGGCCTGCACCTTTACCGACAGCCATACCGGGAATCATCATGCTGATGGTAGACATCATCGACGGCAGATTCTTACCCCACCACGCAGCGTCACCCCACTGAAATGCAGCCCCCGGATTCCGCTCGTAAATAGCAGCGTCCTCGTTGGCCCCTTCCATCATCGCATTACCCATGCGCTCCAACAAGTTACGCTCGCTGTAGTCACCCTCCCACAAACTTCTGTTACCTAAGGCGCCAAACCCAGCAATCGTACCACCTATAATCTCACCAAACACACCACGGTACAGGCCGTTACCCAAAGCCTCCCACGGAGACTGAGCAACAGCTGCGTTGTAATACGCGTTACTGTCAAGCGGGTTGTTTAAGTACTCAGGCAGCTGGCCAAGAGATGTACCCGTCTGGGAAGCATCCATTTTAGGCGAAGTGCTGTAACCATAAAAACCCTCAAAATCCACAGGCTCCGGGACGTCCGGGGCATCTGTGGGCTCAGGGGTAGGGGTATTCGATATAGATGAGTCATATGACTCTGGGGCTGGGGTAGCAGCCATGTCCGGCGGGAGATTTTCTTCAGCCATGTTTTGTATGTTGTAAAATTCTAGGTATCAGTAACTTAAGACCAGCCTTATAGATTGGCCTTTACGTAGTTCATAATGTAAGTAGCGGCCTGCTGAGAGGTTCCTGCTTCTTCCATTAAGGTACGATATTTTGGTGTATCTGCAAAGAGATTTGTACCATTTCCGTCCTTTGCTTCCCACTCACCATCGTTGTTAAATTCGATAGTAATATTACCAAACTTGTTAGCAACCAATGGCATCATAGTACCAAAGTTTAAGCTAACTGGCTTACCCAAGTTCTCAGAAGTAGCCGCCATTTCAGCAGCCGCTACAAATTGAGGATGCATAACGTTCATGCCCTTACGTGCAAACTCAACCCGTTGGTTAGGAGTAAGGTTCTCGTTAGAAGCTTGGACAGCATAAGCCTGTGCAACGTTAGATAGAATATTATTATCCTCGGGGTTGATGCGCATTTTAACAATTTCCATCTCACCTGACTCAGTGTTTTTTATACGGAAGGTAGTAAGACCAGAGCCATTAACATCCGTCTGCTGAATCTCCGCGTTAGCGTAGTCGTAATCTTCACGGAAATCTACGCCATCAACATCTTCTAACTCTCCTTGCTCCGTCAGTACTTGTGCAACGTCAATAGTAGACAATGTACTGCGGGCAACTCGGTTAGCAGCTGCTTCATTGCGTCCGTTAAGTTCTAGAACACCAATTACGTCTACCATCTCGGTGTCAATAGTAACAGTATTAGCAGCGTCCATAACATCGGTCATGTCAGTTTCCCAATAAGTACCTTGCAATGCGCTGTTAAGAGCTTGAGATTCTTCCAGCATCTTTTCATCACTCCAGCCAAGGCTCTTACCAAGCTCACGCATAGGTTCAGAAATTTGCATTACGCGTTGAGTAGATGAACTTTGTCCCATACCACTTCCCGGTATATAGGTGCCAGAAGCTTCTAGTGTCTGAGTTGTAAAAGTAGGCATAGCATCAGTCCCTTGCTCTTTTAAGAGCTTAGCAACCTCGGGGTTGATAGTGCCTTTAGAGACCAAAACATCCATGCCACGGTCAAACGACTCTTGCATTTGAGTAGCCATCTGAATACTATACGGGTCACCGCTAGCCAGAAGCTCGCGCATCTTACCAATATAAGAAGTACCGTCTTTGTAATCGCCTACGCCAACACTAAGTTTTACGTCGTCACCCGAGCTAGCAAACGCGTTCATGTTACCACCAATAGAGAAGCCAGAGCTATTCTTGCCTGCGCCTTTCATCTTATTGGTTTCTTTTTGGTAGCCAAACATTTCCCCGTACACGTCAACCCGCTGGTCAAGGAAGCTGTTAAAGTCGTAGCTTGTTCCGTTAACATCGTTAGACATCTCCATTTCTAGAGCAAGTTGACGGGACACTCCTTTGTCACTAGCAGCAGCATTCTTCAATACAGCACGCACACGGTTAGGGTCAACTACTTCTTTAGTGCCCTCGTGGATAAACTGTCCTTTTTCATAGGCCCAACCGTTTTGACTAGCGGCAATTTCTTTGCCGTTTTCACGCATCCACTTATTAATGTCAACCTGCTCATAAAGAGGAGGTGTATTAAACGTTGCGCCTTTGGCAGCACCGCCAGCAGCTTCATATGCATCCATAGACTTTTTAAGCTGCCATGCAGGAATGTCTCCATACTTGGCAGGGTCTTCTTGGTACTTATCATTAAAGGCTTTGTACCTCGCAGCATTAGAAGAAATAGCAGCAACTGCTGGGTCTGCCGCAAACTCTTGAGCAGCCCGACGTACTTTCATACCTGCGTGCTCAGGAGATTCTTGAATCTCATCTAGTTGTTGCTTAATCTTTTGTTGGTACTGCTGCTTATACGCTTTATCAGCATCGCCAAAAGCTGGAATAGCAGACACGTACGCGCCGACTTTATCCATAGCTGCAATATTAGTAGCAGCGCGTTGGTTTAAACCTTGCACAACCTGCATAGCCTCCTGTATAGGTGCGCCAGCATATGTACGTACGTACGGGTTAGCCCTTGTAAACTTATCAAAAACGCTCATTTTCCAATAATATCATCAATGTTGTTTCGGCCAATAACGCCGTACTCATCTAGCTTGCTTAGCAGTTCAAATCTGCGAAGGTCTGCTGCTCTGTTCTGGAAGTCTTGGAAAGCCCCACCAAGAACACCTGCCATGTTTTGCCTAACTTGCGCTCTAGCTCCCAATCTTTCATTTCCAAAATCAATACGACGCTGCTCGTTGGCAGCTTGAATACCAGCGTTTTGATTAAGAACATTAGTAAGCTGGTTAATGTTTTGGTTACGCAACTGCATTTCTTGAGAAGCTTCGTTAGAAAGAATCTGCATCTCCTGTCCAGCAGCAACCCGCTGATTGGCTCGCTTCATTGCAGCTGCAACAGCTGGATTAGAAACGTTAGCATCAATACTAGCCATGCTACGGGCAGCTGCGTTACGAGCAGCAGCAAGCTGGTTACCAACTTGCAAGTCTGTATTGATAGTCTGAGCACGAAGCATAGGAGCATCAATCGGGCCTTCAAGCTTATTAATATCACGAAGGTTGGCTACATATGGAAGAAGCTGCGCAGCTGCACCGGCAGCCATGCCAAGGTATGGGCTCCCGCCAGTACCTCTAGAAGTACTACTAGTGCTATCCACTCCTCCGCCAGTGACAACCTCTTCCCCAGACTTTAAGTTTACATCAAGGCTTTCCTCTGTTGCAGTAGGTGCGAACGCCCCCATTTGTTCAGCAATCCCAAAAACACCGGGAAGGGGTCCTGCGCCTGCAGACGTATTAAGTCCGGGAAGTTGAATCCCAGTACCATAGCCAGTGCCATCACCAGTCATGCCACTAGCACCTCTCATGCCAAGGTTAAAAGCCTCAGCTTGACGACGAGCTTGTTCAGCATTAAGCCCAGCAGTACCAGCAACAGCAGTAGTACCTGCTGTAGTGGTCGGGGTAGTCGGCGCAGTCGGACCAACAAGTCCAGCACCTATAGTGGCGGCGGGGTCATTGGTAGCAGCAGACGGCGGGATAGCTCCAGTCGTAAAAGCCTCAGCCCCAAAGTCCATGTTAAACTCACTCGCATCACGAGGAGCGTACTTAGCAGCCCCGGGAGTACTTGCTCCAATATTATTCTGTGCATCAATACGAGCACCTACATTAGCGTAAGGAGAATCCTCACCCTTGCCTCTGAGCATACCGCTCTCGTCAAACGTGCCCTTTGTGTAGTTCTCTTTATCAAAGAAAAGGCTACCCTTAGCATTCTCGTAGGTAGCAAGGCGGTCAGGGTCAAGCTTAAAGTTAGCAAACTCTTTGGGGTCACGGCGTTTGAATTCCAGCAACTCCTTAGTCATAACGATATGACGACCTCCGGCTACAGGCTCCAAGAACATATTACCCTCCGAGTCAATCACAGTGTTAGCTTTCTGTGAGCTTATATCGTCAGCAGGAAGACGGCTAGGGCCTCCAGAGAATGCACCGTACGACTTGTTATAACCACCGTCGGTGCTGTTACTCTCGTCGGTAAGATTACGCGACCCGTTAGCCGAACCCATACGTGGGTCAATTGAGGCCGTTGGCCCTTGGTAGGCAGGGGCAGTGTCTTCGACAGGAGCAGGAGTATTAGATGAAGTTGCAAGCATCTCGCTGGGAGTACGTCCTTCTGCAACCTCTGCAATAGGCAGCACTGTACCACCGACCATACTTCCGTCTTCGTTAAACCCATCACTAGGATTCCAACCAGCCTGTGTAGCTTGTGCTACGTAAGTCTCAAGTTGCGAAAGCTTTGCGCGTTGTTCCGCGGTAAGCTGCTGTGGGAGCATACTCTTAAGGAACTTGTACTCGACATACTTAGGCTGAGTAAGACCACCGTCGGCAAATGAAACCTGTTGGGGCATGTTACTAGAGTAACGTCCGCCAAGAGCGTACATAGCTTGGTCCTTAGTCATCCCTCCTTCACGCATCATCTTCTTAACAGTTTTATCCTGCTTAGAAGTTTCTTGCGATTGGAACAGCTCGTCCATACCGGCATTAAGCTTAGCAAGCCTACGCTCATAGTCACGTACCCCACTAGGGTTACCAACGCGCTGAGCTTCCTTAATACCTTTTTCGTAGGTGGACTTCTTGTTAGATAGCTGCTTCATTACAGCCGCGTAAGTTTTCTTACCCATTATAGCTTCATCAATTTGCTCATGAGTGCGGGGTCAACCGATAGCTTATCGCTATATACTCGAGCACCGTTATTATCATTAGCCTTTACACCGCCATTGCTGTGCTTAGGGCCTTGCACTTCAAATTCACGAGATGCAACCTTAGACATTCCACCTTGACCATAAGTCGCAGGAGTCTCACCATTAGTTTGCATCATCTCTCCGCCCTCTACCTCATATCCGGGACCCACAGTTGCGCCGCCCATTGCATGTTGCTGTAAAGCTCCGTAAGCACTTTTAGCCATGGCACCCTGACCCGTGTTACTCCACGTACCTGTAGCAGGGTCAAACTTTGGTTTAAGCTGCTGCATCCAGTACTGGGAATGGTCATTAATGTTTTGCCCTTGTGGAAGAGACGTTGCGTATTGTTGTGCTGTTACAGGGGCACCGTCTGCATAGAAGTTAAAACTAGGCATAGCATCAGCTCCCGCACCTTCTGGGTATGTAGGAACCATCATGCGGTTAACGTTAAAAGGCCCGCCAGTAGGTCCACCCAGTTCAAAGTCCATAAAAGCAGCCGCAGCTTTTACAGGCATCCTAGCCCACTTCTTCAGCATACCAGCCTCTGCAGCCTTATCAATAATTTGATTTTTAGTTAGGCCAGCTTTTTCACGAAGCGGCTTAACCCACGAGAGGTCAGCATTACGGGCCACGTTAAGCTTATCACTAAGGGAGTCAGCTGAACGGATGTCACTAATCATAGGGACAGCGGTACCGATAAGCTTTTGAATCTCCTCGTCTGACAGTTTAGCATACCCCTGCTGTACATCCTCATCAAAGATAAGCTTTTGAGAGCCGGGGGCAGCACGGAACAAATCTGCAAGATTCCAACGACGTCCGTTAGGTGGAGTGCCCGGGCCTCCTGTATTACCACCGTTAGAAAAACGAGGAGTGATGTTGCCTTTAATAGGGTATTGGTCAAGCACAGCATTCATCTGCTGGTGCTTCATCTGGTTTTCCATGTTTGCACGTAGACGCTCTTCATCACGAATAGCTTTCTGCCTAGCGTCCTCAGCGTCATTAATTTCCTGCTTCTTCATCAACCCGCCAACTGCGCCAATACCAGCGCCAACCAGCATTCCCAGAGGCCCAAACGAAGCCCCCATGCTAGCACCCTTAAGAGCGCCAGAACCAAGGGCACCACCAGTTGACATGTAGCCGTCCTTCATGTCAGCGGTCTCAATAAGACCACCAGCCATACCGCCAAACGCGCCTATACCTTGACCTACATTAGTTGCAGCAAAACCTGTATTAGGTGTAAATCCGCCTGTTCTGTACTTTTTAATACGCTTACGTTCCATATCTAGTATTTATATTCTTACCGAACAGAGCGGCGTGCAGTGCTGCCAACGTCTAACAAATATAGACGATTGCCAGTAGAATTCAAAGTTTCTAATCTAATAACAGCATAGTCTCCGATAAAACGCTTAAGGCTATACCATTGTTTAGTATTGTCAAGAATAGTACTGTTTGGTAAAAACGAAGTATTATCGCTCGTAAACCACGAGCCCGTGTAAGCGTCGTCAGAGTAGTCGCGGAATTCATTAAACTGCCAGCGATTATCTGTAAGACGAAACGAAGTAGAGGTGTCAGATATCTGGTCGTCGTTATAAACACGTACGCGTTCAAAGGTCTCAGTCTTAACACTTGTGTTTTCTCCATCACCAGAACGTGTAACCCAGTTAAAGTTTTGAAACACTTTGGATACGGCACCTCCCATATTGAATACTGCATCTACATACGAGGTAGCAACGCCTGCAGTATCAACTTCACCAGTATTAGTGTAGGTAGTTCCGGGGGCAGCGGTATTTAATTTAAAGACAGCTGAAAGGTTATCAGTACCAAGAACAGTACTCGGGCCCGCAGTATCAGCAGCCTCGTTAAATGAGAACAACTGATTGTACGTTTGGAAATACTGGTAAGGCGCGTAGTCGTGCTCGGAAGCCCAGCACTGGTTACGCATACTGTAACTAATGGTAGTACCACCGGCAACCTGTTGCGGCCCTGATGAATTAATAAAACGCTTAGTAACTAGCAGGCGTTCGTTAACAGGGTCAAATCCTAAAGTAAACCCGCCTTGTGCAGATGATGTAATATTAGGTATCTCACCGGCAGACAGTGTCATGTTAGACGTGTCAAGCGGAACAAAGAAATCCTTAAAGTAATTACGCATACCCTTGGCGCTCAACTCATCAAGCCCCTGTGTAAGGTTGTATACCCTACCAGCAGCTCGGTCAACCCAAGAATAACCAGAGCGGGATAGCAGCGTGTCCCCCCAATGAGTAACGCCAGCGTATCCAGCAACGTCTATAAACAACTCCTGCGGCGGAGCTTGAAACAAGTCTCCTGTACCCACAAACACGCTAGCACCAGAAGTGTCAAAGTTAAATTTAGAACGAGTCTTAAAGATAGAATCCCCGTGGTGGATGATAAGCTCACCTTGGTAGTCCTCAATGTTTCTGATGCTCTGCTTGCCTAGGGCATTATCATAATAATCAGCAGGAGCAAATTGAGTCCAAGAAATCTTAGTGCTCTCGTAGTTTTGACTAGCACTCCGTACGATACGGTTTGGAAAATCGTTAGTCTCCAAACTATTTTCACGCGCAGGGAAAGCAGACTTCTTTTCGTCTAGCTTGCTCCAATGCGAACCAATGTTGTAGTGGTTAAGTGTTTGGCCTGCAAAGTCAGTTTGTTGAGTAGCAATCCCCCAGTCATTAGCAAGGTCCTGCAACGTAAGAGTACCTTCAAGGTCGTTCTTAGTTGGTAGGATGTGTGTCCAAGTAAAATAGCTAAGACGCCCTAAAGTGTCTAAGTAAGTAATAGAGTTAGCTGGGTCTGCTTCTTCTGCAGTGCTATGCTGAGCACCGCCTCCCCACATAAACTCTACAACAACAGGGGCAATCCATGTGTCACCTCCACGAACAACTGCGTTAGACTTGTAAGTACCTGCGGTTTCTACGCGAACAAGGTCGTTAGTAGCTGCTAAATTTTGGCTAGCAAAGTCTACAAAGTAGTCAGGGGCGTTTTTGTATAGCATAGAATAACTGCCCATACTCCCGCCAAACCCAAGGTAAGAACCGCTAATATGACCCGTTGCTGTACCTGAGTCGCCACCGTCTAGCGCATTGTAGTATGTACCAGTTCCGGGAGTTTCTCCGTACTCGTACACCATACCGTAATTAGGATTAGCTTTGCTTGGCCTATTGATATAATCAAAATAATGAGTGCCTACGCCAACAGTGTGGTAGCTGCCTAGCGGCGCAATAAAATTGTAGTTAAGTATGGTTGAGCCCAAAGAGGCGGTAAGAATAGAGGAAGGTATAGAGTTTACTTTGTTATCAAATACAGGCTGTACGTGCCAACCGGGTTTCTGCTGGCTACCTATAATAAAAGCTAAGTTAGTGTCTGCTACGCCCGCTACTTTTCCGGGGTAGCCCGCAAGCCAGTCACTTGTATAGTCAACGGCTTGAGACACTTCAATACCCAAAACAGGTTCACGCCATTCGTTATCGTAATCTCCAAATACTACGTTTTCAGGGAGATACGCATAGTCAGCTAGCGTGCTGCTCTGCATAGTCCACCCTCCTTGCTCAACGTAAGCCATCTGTTTGTACACCTCCTCAATAGCCCAACCAGAGATAGCAGGTTTGGTCTGTAGCAAGTATGGGTCGTATACTCGAAGCAGCTTACTAAAATCCGAATCGCTGTTATAGCTCCACCTCCAAGTAGGGACATACGCCTTTACACGTCGGTCAGCTGATGTTTCTGCCTTGGCGTAAAACACCTTATAGCCTTGAATTTTATCAGCAACCGAGGCAGGAATAACTACGTTGTCCACAAACAAACCAAGAGTTTGGTTGCACCACTCGTCTCTATAGTCAGAAACATTAAGGTCAGAGTTACCACCTAATGAAGTACGGGTAGCCTGCCACATTTGTTTTGCAGTGGGCATAACGTGGTGGCGAACCCCCGTGTTACTTAAACCGGAAGATACCCAAATAGCGTTGTCTGTGTACTCATCAGAGGCGTTAGTAACGTAACCAGTTTTACCACTGAGATGTAGGTTCCAAGTGCCCGGGGAGTTGTTAATATCTACATTAGTAGCAGATAAGCTAGCTACGCCATCTCGAGCTGTACTAGCAAAACTTCCACTATCACCACCACCGGGAATATGAAATGCCTGAGTCCATGTACCGTCTTTTCTTAAAAAAGAAATATACAAAGCATAAACCTCGTTAGGCATAAACCCACCAAGAAGACCACCCCAGTCATCTGGCTCTTCGTTGCGGTTAGTCTCTTGACCATTATCTAAAGCATTACGCACTGGCACAGACGCAGACCAATCGAGATTAGTATAGTCAATAATCCGTAAATCATAGCTGTTGCGAAACGCGATTGCAAAAGGGTCTGGAGTTTCAAGCTGTGACAAATCCCAGCGGTCAGCATAAAGCCCCTCGTGGTCTACTGTCCAGTGTACATCCAAAGCATTTGCAATAGCTTGCCCTTCTTCAAAAGTAATAGAGTCTGTAGTAAGGTTACCCAAGAACATGCGGTCGTCGCTAACAGCTACAGTTTCTGCAGAGACGTAAGATGTTTTAGGTATTAGAAGAGCATCTGGAATAGCATTTGTTATGGACGCCTCTTGTCCAATATATGTCCAGTCCATGTCTTCGCCCGTAATAAAAAAGCGGTCAGCATAGGTAACAGTTTCAACACCGTTAAATTCACGCAAAGCATATACGCGTGCAAATTGGTAAGCAGTGTCAAGACCGTAAAACTTCATACGAGCTGCAGCACGAAACGTTTTAAGTTCGTCTGTAGCTTCAGTACCAATTTGCCATGAACCCATAGCAGGCCCATACTGTGTAAGATTGTCCGTTCCAGCCTGCACTTCATAGGCAAGCATAAACGTGTAATTACCAGCAAGTATATCTCCAGTAGGGGTATCGTCTGCAAAGGCTCCATCTACACGAACAGGTCGCACCATGGGAAACTTTGCATCTGGAAATACATCAAAGACCTCTGCAGTAGCAGTAGCCGCCCCGTCACAGATTACATACTTAGGACGGGTAACGCCATCTGTATATGCCAACACTAGTTGACCTGCGCTATTAACGTAGCCTACACCTTGAAAGGGTGTGCTTGAGTTAAACCCAAGAGCTGCGTCGCTATAAGCAATAACAGTATACGTGCCGTCTGGCTCTAACTGTATAATCTGCTCTAAGTGTGTAGGGGTGTGGTATTGGCTAGGAATGTCTCGCGCCTTGATACCAAAGGCTACACGGTCTCCGGGAATCTTAAACTGGCCGCACACCTCCATGTTTTCAAACAAGAGGTTACCATCAGAAAGATTAGGCAGCGCAATTTCAGGGGCATTCTCTGTGGCAAGAGCCCCTGCAAGGTCGTCAAGAATCATGTTACGAGCGCGACGGTAAGTACCGCCGGGCTGGTCTACATGCGCAACGTCCTGATTAAGTCCGTTAAGAAGTTTCATTATCGTCCGAGTCTACCTTGGGTTTCTTGACCTTGGAAGAAGTCTGCGTGAGCATTCATGTTAGGCGCAAGGCGAACAAACATATTCTTCATGGTCTCCATCTTATCAATGCTTGGGTAAGCAAGGTCATTGCCCGCAGCTACACAGTAGTGCCCCCATTTTTGGTCAGCAGTCTGCCAGTTAAATACAGGATGAACATAGCCACCCATCATCATTTGGCGAATAATGTACCACTCCAAGGCTTGCTTAACATAGATGTTATCAGGAACCATGGGAAACCCATCCCCGTCGGTTGGATACGCCGTGTAGTGTAACTTAACAGTGCCCGTCTCAAATGACGTAACAATGTATCCTGCGTTTACAAGGTAGTAGTCTGTACCGTGATTGGCACTAGCCGTAGTTTGTAATGTAAAGGCAGGACTTGACTTATCATCTGTAGGGTTTGTTTCAAACACAGCAGATGTATAGGTAGTGCCGCTGGTGTTAGGAGTAGCAGATGTAGAGCGGTTACCCCTGTCATATGCAGCAGTATCTGTTCCATACACAAGTGCTTGACCATTATACTCTACTTGCATAAGCTGGTACAGGTCACAAGGAAACTCTCCACGAAAGTCAGCAATAGTAACGTCAGTAGTCTTGTGGTCGAATGCTCCGTGATATCCAATAAAATCAAGAGCCTCACCAATCCACTCCACTGCGTCGTAGGTCCAGCCAGCATCTTTGGGCTTGAGGTCCCGGAACACCTTGCCGATAACCTCCTTAGTAGAAATAAACTTGTAGTTCATTATTCCGTGTAGTTAAGGCCAGCGAAGGGGTCCTTGCGCAGGCGTTCAGTTAATTTCTTTTTTAAACCCTTCTTCCCACCCGTTGGGTCAAAGCGGTATGCAGACTTGTTTTTTACAAGGGCTTTGCGCTTATCCCACGCCCAGCGATAGTAGGTGTCATCTGTCCAGTAGACAAACCCTTCCTTTTTACCCTGCTCTTCCCACATCTTCAGAGTCTCGTTCCAATCAATGGTTCGAGCATTTAGGCTACGCTTAATCTTTTTGATACGTAGCGTCCCTAAACGTTGCCCCATGTTAAAGACTACTCCGTTGAGTAGCTCCCTTACAAGCATCTTAGAAAAGCTTTCTAAAACCGCTCGATAGTAAGTATAGGTTACATCTGTATCGGGGTTGTGTTTTTTATACTCCCGATACATATCCTTAGCCCCTAGTCGTTCCTCACTTGATTTCAATTTGCTCATTGTCAACTGGCCGCTGTATCTGCAGCTCATTTTTCATAATAGCCTCAGTAACTCGCTGTACCATGTCCATAGTAATTGGATACTCGGCATCGGGGTCAAGGCATATAACACCCCCACCGCCTGCAAGCCCTCCAGTAACTGGGGACTCTGCAATCATCTTAACGTCAATGCACATGGCATTAGAGTTGACAAGATAAATGCGAGAGTTCTTGTAGAAATACTTAGGTTGATTTCCACTAAATTTCCCAAAGAGGCTGTAAGGAACTTGCTCTGCCGTTACATACTGAAAGCTTTCTTGGCCGTCAACTGCGCCCACGTAAAGAAACCCGCTAGCATTTTTAATATTTACGGGAGGAGGCACCAGTTCTTTAGACCTAAGTATTTGACAGGGCAAAGCAACTCCGCAAGCTTCAACTGCACTAACCCATTCCATCTCGTATGTAAGAGTCTGGTTAAGTTTATCCGGCATGTTGAAGTTACGCTCGCTATCCCTGCGAATAAACAAAGCGCGGTAGTACTCTACCATAAACTTAAGGCGCTCAAGAAGCGTTGTATTTGTAGGGTCCCCTGCTTGTTCTGCAAGGTTGTATACAATTTGATTAAGGCTAGCCATTACTTTTTAATCTTTTCTACAGTTCGTCCAGCAAAGTATGCACCGAATACGGTCATCATAAGAAACTGCAACAAGTCAATGTAATTTTCTGGCGGCATGAACTGGGGGTCTAGCCCATCCCATACTGCCATTACCATAAAGAAAACTGTAAGAGAGATAAGAGTCACAGGTCGAATAAACTTAGCAAGCTTAACATCTGCCTGAGCATCAGCCTCCCAACGTCGCGTAACTTGCTCTTGGGCTGCCATTTCTTCTTCAGCGGCAAGCCTAGCAAACTCCATCTTGTCGGAAGGACTCATGCCCGCGTCACCAGATACGACTCTAGCAATAGTCTTAATAAGACCACCGCCGGGTGCAAGGTCAGCTACATCACTAAGAATATGAGGCGCAGTACTTGCGAGGAACTGGCCCATCTTTGTGTCCTTAAATTTCTTACGGTCACTCACGGCTTAAAGGTAAAATTCAAAATAGTAAACGCCCATCTGCGGTCACCAGTGTCTTTATAAAAATCAAGCACAGTTAAACGTCCGATACGGATTTTAACTTGATATTTATCTGATTGCTTGTTTGGATTTCCCCAAGTATTGATAATGCGCATCTTGCTAATATAGTTCTTTAGTAGCCTTTAAACAAAGAATTAACGCAATAAGAGGTTGAAGGAAAGGTCCCCAATAGCAACGGCGCCAGCAATTGCCCACCCTACCCACTTGGTGTTCGACTTAGATTCAGCTTCCATACGTGTAATAATATTACTCAGCTTATGTATTTTGTTTCCGCTATAGTCTAGTCGGCTATCAATCTTTGCAAAATCTCGGTCAAGTTTTTCTTCTAACTTTTCTAGCTCTCGCATAGTACGGTTAGTTTGGTCACTCATTATAGCAAGTTGGGCCTCATACATTGAATTATCTGGTGCCATTTTATTTTGGTTTTATACCATATTCACCTTCTGAAAGCGTATATGTTTTAGTAGAGTTAGTTTGTCCACACAAATACGTCATACTAAAAGTCTCCCCAAAAGGAATTTCTAAAGTCTCGTAAGTGGCCTCATATGTGCCGTCTGTTTGAAGGCACTCTTCAAAGATTTGTTCTATAAAACCAAAATCCAAATTAGGGCACGAAACGTCTTTCCATGTAACGTCAAGGTCTGCCTCAGAACTTATTGGTTCTTTCCTAGTTGCCATTATGTTGCCGCCGTTGCTATTGTGAGTACCTCTCCCAGTCCTTGATTTTGCTCTTTGTATGCCGTATGAATCCAATTAATACCTACCGTAATATCATTGCCTTCAAGCATGCTGTTTATTGTTACCCATGTATTGTCTGGAACAGCCTGTTTAAAAGCAGTGTTACCTGCAAAAGACCCTACAGCCAGTGACTGTGCCCAGTTAGCGTACCAGACCCCGTTTTTCTTAGCAAAGATTATTTGCTTTCCTGTTGCATTGCTCGATTCGTGAGCTACAAGTTCTTCGTAGTCAGTATCAGTACCACATTGACCATAAGTCCTGTTTGACGTCGCAGGCCCTATGTTCATATAGTATTGGCTACGCCTTGACCCATAAAGTGACCCGTCTGTTTTTCTGCAATAACCAGACAGCCTAGCCTTAGCATACGGTACGTCCCAATCGGTGTCAGTGCCTACCTGTACGGGGTACGAGTAGTCTGTTGTTGTTCCCTGACCTACGTGGCCCTCATTAGCATCACCCCAAGCAAAGAATTTTCCGCTTTTAGTGACAACCATAGAAGCATGATAGCCAATGCTAATTTTGTCGATTGTTTCAGCCCAGTCTGTACTCGCGGCAGACTTTACTCGTGTCCACGGTTTTGTAATTCCGCTAGTAGTTCCTAACCCCGACCTTCCAAAATTGTTGTACCCACAAGAGTATAGATACTCTGACCCAGAGCCTCCTTTAATAGCTAAACAAGTGTAAGGATAACCAGGGTAAGCATCAATATCAATCCAATCAGTATCGCTTCCAAATTGAGACCACGATTGATTGGAGAGTTGGCTTCCTGTCCCAGTGTCTCCTGAGTCGGCGTAGTTGTTAATGTAACCGCACCACCACAAGGTTCCGTCAGTTTTAATAGCCCAACAACCATTGTCGTGAGGCACAAATTTACTAACGTTGGTTAATGTAAGGCCAAGCTCTTCAGGAGGGGTTATGGAAGTTGACCTGCCCATATAACCCGTATTAGTGTACCCATACGAATACAGATTATTAGAACTGTCTAAAGCAAAAGTATGGTAGTTACCATCTTTTATTTTAACTATATCTGTCCTAGTAGAGAGTTGCACCTTGTACAATGAAACCGCATTACTCCCATAAATCTCTTGAGCATCAGGTAAGCGGGTATTAAATCCTCCGCCTTCAAAATACAAGAGGCCAGCACTTGATTCCGACACACCACCGCCGCCTCCTGCTGGTACGTTTTGTCCGTTTATAGATGCAATATCTGCCATATTAACTCCATTATATTTATTTATCTCTGGCATTACGCAAGTTCAATAAAGTTATCAGAAGGATTAAAATGAACGTAGCTAGAGCCAAGTGCATACCCTACTATTCTAACAATAGAACCCTGAGCTGTAGGAGCGGTGTTTGTCATTGCTCCCTCTGTTTCGCTTACATAAATAGTATCGCCTGCAGAGAAAGCAGAAAACGCAGAAGAGGCTATAAGGCCATCAACTAAGAGGCCATCGTTAGCCTCACTAGTGCCTAAGGCGAGCCCTAGCAATCCTTCTGCCTTTCCAACTGCGTTTGCATCAGATGCTTCCCAGCCAGACGCCCCGTACTTGTACAGCTTTGTAGTTTGCAAAACAGCGGTACCAAACTTTAAAATCTTGCCCTCGTAAGCGCCACTTACATATGCAGTACTTCTTGTAAAGTATTCTACTTTTTGACCATCTAGTACATTAGCATTACCTCCCGTAGGAGTATTAATTAGGTCATTGTAATCTCCAGAGGTTGCTACTGCAGCAAGGGATGAATTTACCCACTTAGATGTTGCCAAATCATAACTTAAAACTTGCCCATCTGTCGGAGTAGTTATAGTAACATCCTTAAGAGTACTAAGGTCTAAATAGTTAGTAGCCCATGTACTTCCCCCAAGCTTTAAAAAGCCTCCCGCTGCCTGCTCTACTAAAAGACCTCCTGCTACTGGAGATGTAAGCGTAACGTCAGATAGCTGCCCAATGCTAGAAGCAAAGAGGTTAGTTAAATAGCCAGAATCATTAGTAAGCTCGCTAATATTATCACTTGACTGTAATGCAGAATCAGCAAGAAGTCCTTGTGCAGAGGTAGCGTAGGCGGTTGAATCTGTTGCAGCTGCAGTTCCAAGCGTAGGCTTATTAAGAATCTGAGCATCTCCGGTAACAGCCGACCAATCTGCATTCACATTAACTTCTGCCCCAGCTTGAATACCGTCCAATTTAATATGGTCAGCATTCGTAAAATTCTGGTCGGTGGCTACGTAGTTGGCATCAACGACTGTATTTGCGTTGTAACCCTGTACCGAAGTACCGACGTCAGAGAGCTGCAATGCGCTGTCAGCGGTTGCACCCTGTGCAGATGTAGCGTAATCCGTAGAATTTGTAGCTGCAGCAGTGCCAAGAGTTGGCTTGTTAAAGATTTCTGCATCTCCAGACACAGCGCCCCAATCTGCGTTGACGTTGACTTCTGCACCTGCAGCGATTCCATCCAACTTAGAGTGGTCTGCCGTAGTAAAGTTTTCATCAGTAGCAACGTAGTTAGCGTCGATAACCGTGTTTGCGTTATAACCTTGTACCGTAATACCAAGGTCTGTGGGCTGCAAAGCTGAATCTGCTGTAGTACCCTGTACTGCGGTTGCGTAATCTGTAGAAGCGGTGGCTGCTGCAGTTCCCAACGTAGGCTTGTTAAGGATTTGGGCATCTCCACTTACAGCAGTCCAGTCAGCGTTAACATTAACCTCAGCCCCTGCAGCTATACTATTTAATTTAGCGTGGTCTGCAGTTGTGAAATTTTCGTCGGTTGCGACATATGTAGCGTCGCTTACAAGGTTTGGGTCATACCCTTGTACAGTTACACCAATATCTCCGGGCTGAAGTGCGCTGTCGGCAGTAGAGCCCTGAAGGGCAGTTGCGTAATCTAAATCACTAAAGTCACTAATATCTGCTTTTTGGATAACAGCATCAACCCACGCAACCCCATTGTACCGCAAAAAGTCTCCACCACTAGCAGTTGTAATAGTTACATCATTTAAACCTGCAAGAGTTGAAGAACCTGTAATAACACTAATATCTACTGTTACCCACCCAGAGCCGTTGTATTGGAGAACATCCCCCATACTAGCCCCACTAGTATTTACATCCCCTAAGTTGCTAATAGATGAAAGGTCAGAAGTTCCAAGAAAAAGACCCGCATTTAATTCAACAACATTTGGAGCTGTCTGCTGAGACACAACAAGAGTAGTAAAAGCAGTGTCAGGAGTTACCTCCACAACATGCTTAGTTACATTATTAGTAACAGCAACTTTATTAGACATTAGTATGGAAGTTGCTTAATTTGAAGCTTACCATATAAAATGGTGTCACCGGCTACTGAAATAGTGTATCGCCCTTGGTTGTAATTTAATCCCTCTACGGTAGCCCAAGGAACTACAACATTAAACGCACCATCGGTGCCGTTTGTTGCAAGAGTAGGCGTAACTGTCGTAGCGGTGCCTGTAGAATAATCATTATCGTATATAGACATGATTAGTGCCGAAGAAGATATATCAATCGGAACGTCATTGGCGTCTTTGTAGACTAAAGCCAATGATAGCGTAGATTGCTCTTCGACTTGGATATCGTATTTAGCTGCAGCCATCCTAGTCGTTTTAAAGGGGAAAGCCCCCGTATATTATTTAAAAGATAAGACAAATCCCCCAGCTACACAAACAGTAACCGGGGGTTTGTATTAGTCAATTAGATTATTAAAAGCATCAAAGTTTGTAGGACTTATAACTCTCCAGCCGCCATCAAGGACTGCGCAGGTAGTAGTTTGAAGCATAAACTTTTCTTCCGGCAAGTCCAACTTTATGATTGCAGTAGCTGCATCAAGAAAGCTTTGGTCAGTAGTAGCCTTCCACGCGTTATCTGTAGTTAAGTTAGTCTTCAACATGTTCCACAAAGTTCATCAGTACCACCGACAAAGTCAGTCAAAGTGGTAACCATAGTGTTAATTTCAGGCATGTTGCTAAACCCAATAGCAGTCTGAGCCTTGTACAAAATCAAGTCAAGATACGCGCGCATCTTAATGTACCTCTGTGCCTTTGCGGAGTTAATTTCGCAGTTGCACTGACAGTTAATTACATCAGTAGCCGCTGCTTCAATTGCATCCATAATAGTAGGAATGTACAACTGTACGCGAAAGTCACTGTTGTTATATTCAAACCCGTAAGCACCTTCACCAAAAGTAACTGCAGAGCCTGCAATTTTAGTTGTGCTGTTGACGGACGCAAACAAAGACGCGTTGCTCGTGTCTGGGAATGCAGCAGCAATCTCAAAGGGCCTGAGGTCAAAGAACTCCCCAAAGTCTGCCGTATAGAAAGTAACACCAGCAGCATTCCACAATGCAGTGTCGGCACCTTCCTCGTCAATTACAAGCTTTTGGTTTGCGGGGGTAGACACCTCAAAGCGGTCGTCGGCAGCTGTAGCGTCTGCAACGTTAGTAAAGTATTTCTGGATATACAAGCGAGATGTGCTTGTAATATACATTCTAGCTTCTGCCATAATTTTTAATTAAAAAGAAAGGGGAGGAAGCTTTGTAGCAACCTCCCCTTCCAAAGTTGTAAATACCTAGTATCAGGTATTGGTCAAGGTAGCACCGTCAGCAATCAAGATAGCCACGTGCTCAACGTCTTGGTAAGATGCACCAACGTTCTTGTCGAACTTAACAGCAGAAACAATCTGCTTAGTCAACACGTCATAGTTAACACCTACAGCAAGACCCAAGTCTGAGTAGACGTTAGGCTCAACGATTGGGAAACCAACACGGTTTGTGCGGCCAACCTTAGTCACTTTGTTACCAACAAACTCAACCGCTTGAGCTGCAGTCAAACCAGTGTTCAACACAGGCGCAGTCGTTTCAGCAATCACGCTGTCCTCGTTGGTAGCAATCTTAGCGATTACGCCGGCAGGGAATGTGATAGTGATAACTCCAGCAACGTTAGCAGCTAAGTAAGCTTTACCATCTCCAGCCTCAAGCTCAGCACCGTTGATGAGCGTAGCCAAGGCAGCAGCCGTAGCTGCGCGGAAAGTCCTGCGTGGGAACTGTTGGCGACCGTTTGTTACGTCAATAAGAGTAACAAAAAGCTCCTCATCTGTAGCTACTGCCGTAGTAGTAACTGTGTACACTCCTGCAACAGCAACAGCATAAGGGTCCAAGGTGTAAACGTCGTCTTGCGTAGAAATAGCGCCAGCAGAGTCAGCAACGTTGCCGGTGGTAAAACCAGTAGCGTTGTCAGCAGCAGCCAAGGTCATGCCAAGAGCAGTAATCTCGTCGGCAGTGATTGTCCGTCCAGCCGCGTTCTTTGCCTCGTCAAGGGCAGCTCCAGCAGGAACGATAAAAATGGTGTCTTTGGTATTAGCCATAAGAATGTAATTATTTATTCAGATGTGAGCTGCTCAGCACTTGATGTCTGATAGCGCGGAGACTCAATCGCTTCAAGGATATTCTTGACCGCGATATCGACAATCTCCTGATGGGTGTGCTCAGCGAGTTCACAATCTTGAGATAAAGCTAAGTTAATAGATTCAGGAATCCTAATGTAGTCTGCGCTAATTCCTTCTAATATGTAACTTTCGGCATCTTGATACACTTGAATATCGTTTTCAGCAATGATACATAGTGGTGAGTTTAGCTGAGATTTAGCAAAAGGATTCTGTTGCATGAAATAAACTTCAGCGTTATCTACCACACGCACAGGCACTTGGGCTTGTGGCGATGAGGTGGTCACGTCTCCACAATTATCTTTGCGAATGTCAGCACGAATGTTAACAAGATATAAGTAATCTGCGGGTAAGTCTACTTGACGGAACTCTGCTACAGTTGTAGGAGGGAAGGTGTCAACATAGTTTAAGGTAACCAAGGTGCGGATATCATCGAGGCGCTTCTGGTTTCCTTCAAACCCAATACGTTTAACGTCTCCTGAGATAAAAGCACGGTCTTTGATAAACCTATCTTGCGCGCGATTAAGCCAGTGGTCTTTCTCTGCATCAAGGAGATAATCATAAGCATTAGCAGCAACTCGTTGGAGTCCTTGCTCAAGTGCGTAATGCATTTCTTGTACGGTCATGTTATAAAAATAATAAACATTAATATTGCAATCTACGCAAAAAGGGGCAGAACTGCAATAGCCCCGCCCCTTCTACATTCACTATATGTGATTATCAGCTAAACGCCTTCAGCTTAGCTTTAATGTCCAGCAACATTGTGCTGTTCTTTTTCAGACCCAAGAAACGAATAGCCTGTTCCATGTCTTCTCCGATAACCTCGTCTCCAAACAAGAAGGTGTTACCAGACTTACGAAGAACATTAGCTTCAACGCAATCCCAGATAAGAGCAATTGTTTCAATGTTCTTGTCAGTGCATACTCGGATAAACTCAGCGTGGTCTTCCTCAAGAAGGTCTTCAAGCTCAAGTTCAATCTGCTCGGCAGAGAGGTTTGCAGTTTGCACGCCAAAAGCTTTAAGCACAAGAGTAGCCCGTTCAACATCGTCTCCAAGAATAATAAGCTGCTTATAAGCGTCTTTACGCAAACGCGTATCTGCCACAGCTTCAGCCTCTTCCTTCAATGGGTCAGAAATAAAGTAGCGTCCTTTGCTGCTTTTTTCATCCAAAGAAACATGAGGATGCTCCATTGCAAAACGATACTTAATGTAGTCTATAACATTAATAGGGTTGCCCTCCTCATCTGTATCAATGTTTAAGGTCACCCCATCTGCAGGAACGTCAATTGTCAAGTTCGCAAAATAAGCGCGAACCATTTTAGCCCACCCTGCTTCAGTTGGAGAAATACCAAGAACTTCAGGAAGCCACTTCTTTTGTTCGGCAATAGTCAATCCTTTAAGGATGTCACCGCCTTTTACGTACACGGAGCCAATTCGTCGTTTAGCTTCTACGTAAACATCGTCCGGAAGATTAGTCGTGTTCGGACGACGGTAAATAAATACAGTCTTCTGCATATCTAAATGTTGCTATAAAAGACCCAACGGGGTCGTTCTGTGCAACTAAGATACGTAAGCTGTACTACATACGCAAATTACTTCTTGCGCTTGGTAGTGCGCCTCCTACGCTTAGCTGGTGATACACGGGTAGGCTTACCTCCCGGGTTGCCCTTACGTACCTTCTCGCGCACCTTGCTCCGCTTTTCGGACTTAGACATCTCACCCGAAGTCTTAGGCGTTTTAGAGTTAACGCGCTTGGATGGACGGCAGTAAGGATAGGGGCGTTTGCTTCCTCCCTTAGCCGACTTACGCCCACAGGCTTTTCCCGTGCGGACGTCCTTCCACTCTTCTTTAAACCAGCGGCGAAGACTCACTTCTTCTTCTTTTTCTTATAGCCAGAAGCCGTCTTCTTCTTACCAGAGGAGTCGGGCTTAGTGCCTTTGCATACCTGCACAGCATAGCCGTTAGCATACGCAGACGGGTACACTTTGTACTTACGCTTAGCGGCTGCTTTGCCGCGTGCACACAACTTGCCCATTATTTCCCAATGTAATTCTTAGGACGCGGCTTAGCAGAAGCACTCGTACCACGAGTTCCAACACCGTTAGCGTCAAACTTGTAGCCAGTCATGTTCTCGCACATGTTACGCTTTTCGCAACGGTGTCCGTTAAATTTACCTTCTGGTTTGGTGTTGCCACCGTGCATCATCATCTCGCCTTTGGTCATGCCACCATACTTATACATGTCCTTAGCAGATTTAACTTGACTAATTTTCTTTTTCATATCCTTAACATTTCCACCGAGCGCGTGCTTTGCGGAGCCTAGAGTTCGGGTCCTTAGCAGCCTTCGGGAACTTTTTCATTTGACCAGCACTACGCTTACAGTAAGACCTTTTACGTGCGCCACCGCCCGGCTGGGGAGCCTTAAGTGCGCTACCCGTCCTACGGTTAATCATACGACGTCCCTTAGCTGTCAACCCTCCCTTCTTCGACTTACAGCCGTTGGAGATGTTGCAGCCTTTCATGGCTCCTTTCTTTTTGCTACTGGTTTTTCTCGAAGCCATAATATTAAATATAAAAAATAAAAAGGGGAACTCCAAGTGAAGCTCCCCTTTCCTATAAAACCTAAACTACGAATGGTTTAATGTAAACGTGAAGGTTGGAACAAAACAGTCCAAGTATCAGGCTCTGTAGTGCCGTGCTTAGTAGCCTCATGAACAATACCAACAGCAACTCCAGAGGTAGGGTCGGTTGTCAGCACGTGCGCCGCATTTGTAGTGCCGTCACCTGTGTAAACTACCTGACCTTCAATAGCGCCGGCTGCTGTTCCAATAACTGCACCAGCTGCATCATTAATAATCACACTGCCTACAAGACCTCCAGTACATAGAGAAAAGGCGTCAGCACTTGTGTCAGCACCAGTGCTTTTAGTAGCTGAAAGTCCGACGATAAGGTTGGCCGCGTTACCGGTTTCGAAGAGTGTGTATTTTCCAGCTACATTAGAGGCAGCACCAGAGTGCTTCAAAGCAGCACCTGCTGGAATAGTAGCACCGTTACCAACGGCAGAGATACGAGAAGTATTTCCCATGCGCACTCCGTCACCAGTAGAACGGAGGAAGCTATCTTTAGCACCTCCTGTAAACCACACAGCGCTATCGTAAGTACCTGAACCCGGATAAATCATAACAGCTACCGGAAGTCCCGAACCATTATCGCGAGTTAGCAAAGCTCCGTTTTCTGCATCAGCGCAAAGTGTTGCGCCTGCGGGTGGCAGTAGAGATGTTACGGGGTCAACTTGTACAAACGCAGAAGCAACAAGTCCGCTTGTGCAAAGCGCAAACTCAGAACCAGCTGTTACAGCAGAGGCTGTTAGCGTAGTAGAGTCTACAATACCAAGAGGGGTTTTCCATACACCATCTTTAATAGTAGTTACGTTGTCAGTTACAGTAGGAAGTCCAGTTGCAGAATCCCACCCTGTTTGGTAGACAATGTGCCCAGCGCCTAAGTCTTCGTCGGCAATAACTCGTGTATAAGAGTTACTAGCTTTTCCGGCAGGTCCAGTTGAGTAACCTCCTTTAAACTTATAACCATCTAACACTGAGGACCAAGTCCCAAAAAAGCTAACAGCGTATTTATTGCCGCCGTATCCTGCAGTTGGTGCATTAAACCTTAGTCTGTTACCGGTTCTAACAATATTGAAAGCGTCATAGGCGTTAACTTTATAATAGCTAAGACCTTGCGAGCTTGTTTGTACCGTGTCAGCTGGGCTAAGCGGCGCCTCTATAAACTCTTTAATAGCCGCTGCAAAATCTTCTACTGTAGCCAACGTGTGGGCTCCGGCGAGTTCGTTCTTGCCGCGCGAGGTATCTACCGAATCAACAAGAAATGTCTTTCCAGTATCATTATTCCCGTAACTATCGGAACCTAGCTTGTAGTTTTCTCCAATACCAAAATACTGAAAGTTGGTGCTGCCCGGGTTTGGTGCATTAATTATAGCTGTAATGTCAACTTCAAGAAAAGCTGTCTGACTTTGATAAATATAAGTATCGTCTACGGACGAACCCGGTGGAACAAAGCTAATACGAGAAGCGCCGTCACTGCGTAATGAATCTCCGAGTACGAATCCTACAAACTCACCGCTTGCGGGGTCGGCAGTTAACCCAGTAGTTCCAACTTTAGTGTAAATAGGCGTCGGCTTGCCGTAGTTAAAGTGTGCAAACCCATCCTCAATTGGTACATTTGTGATGCCAGCATGGACAGCTCTAATAGAATAACTACCTCTTAGTTGCCGGTCAGCGCATATTGCAACAACTTCACTAAAAGAGTCCACACCCTGAACGTACGAGCGATAGTTATTTCTATCCGTGGTAGCGTCATAGCCGTCTGAGATTAGCAAGTCACCTCTGTTAACAGCTGGAGGCGCCAACGCCCCTTCATATACTGACATGTAGTCCATTGTGCCATCTGACATTTCACTCATGTACAACCGAGGTGACCTAAACTGTGCTTTTACCTTATACGTGTTGTCAAGGTCTTCAATAGCCCATCCAATGTGAGTGCCTGACGAGCTATCTGATGTAACAAATAAACCAAATCTTTGGCTGGCGTAAAGGGCGTCGCCTTTATAGATGGTAGTGTTTCCACCATCTAAACCATACGCAGCGCTGATGGTTACCTCTCCTTGCATGGTGACCTCAAAAACTTGTCCAGCCGATACCGCTGGGCCATTGTTTACTCCAACTACAGAATTTGGCCTAAAGTCTGGGGCGGATTGATACCAATATGCGTCATCAACGCGCATCATATTGTCTACGCCGTCATAGTCTGAAAAGTAACACAATGAGCCGTTGGGGATAGAGGTCAGTGCCTCGGCCTGAATCGTAACTGAGTTACTTGAACCGCCTCCGGGCGCATTTACCCACTCAGACCCGTTGTACGAGAGTACTTCGTTTTCTGCGGGAGATGTGATTGTTACGTCGCTAAGTTCTTCAATAGTAGAAGCTGCGTTAGCCGTTTGAAGAAATGCATCTCGCTCGCTCGGAGTTGAAAAGTGATATTTCTTGCCCGCGTGCGTAGCGCTATTCTTAAGCTTTTGTGACCTACTCATAATTATTATTTATTTTCTGAAAAGATAGTAAATAAAAAAGGAGCCACCAAACGGCAGCTCCTTTTCTATGAAACTAGTGTTAGCTATTAGCTAGCAACGCACTCGAGGTGCAAGCAATTAGTAGCCCGACGAATGCTGATACCGCTTTCCTTCAGGAAGTGGACAGCTGCTCCGTCAACGTCAGTAGCGCGCAAAGCGTTACCACCGAATCCCGGAGGTACAGAAGCACCGGCAACAGCCCAACGCATGAGCTCACGGCCCTTACGTGTCACCATTGCAACGTTGTTCTCTCCGTCGTAGACAGACATGTCGAGGAACACCATGCGGTAAGACTCCATTGGGAGGCCAGTCACAGGGTGACGCTCTGAAGCCAAGGCACGAGCACCGTGGTCAAACAAAGGCAAGTGGCGCACCGTGATGGTGTGTCCGTCGATGTGCTGGTACTGGGTGAAGAATCCACCGAGGCTCAGGTTACGACCGCTTCCGCTGATAAAGCTAGCAGGGTCAGTGTTCTTGATGTAAGCACCAGTAGACACTTCTTCCTTCATAGCGTTGTCGAACTCCTCCATACCACCGAGGCCGGTGAAAAGGACGATGTTCATCTGTGCAGCGTCAGAGGCTCCATAGAGAGCGTCACGAACAACAGACTTCAACTTAGCAGCAGTGAGCTGTGAGTAGGTATCCACGTTAGGAATCTGCTCGAGAACACCAGAACCCAAGGGCACAGGCTTACCGTTCTCGTCAGTTTGGTGGATAGTACCGTTAGCATCGCGGTTGTACTTGCTGTACCACATAGCGAGCTCGCACTCCTCCTTCCAACGCAACATGTGCTGGTACTCTTCAAAGTCGTACCAGAGGTTGGTAGTCCGTCCGCCGACGTTGAACTCGAAGTTCACAACGCGGTCAGGCATGTTGCCCTCGTAGCGGTAAGACTTACGCAACAGAGAAATCTGGTTGCGCATTTTAGATGGAGCGACCCAGTTGCTCTCAGTTCCACGTGAACCAGAGAACGCGTTAGCAGCAAACAACTGAACAGCGAGGATACCGGCAAGGTCCGAAGAGCTTACGGTAGCGGTGCTGTCAGAAGTAACCAACTGAACAGGGTACACAAAACCGCCGGCACCGGGGGTGGGGTCACCCGTGATACGCAGCTGCGTGTTGTTAGTGTCACCGAATTCGATAACGTAGTTCTTGTTGAACCAGCGCTCGGCAAAGGTAACAGTACCTCCAACGACAGAGATGGCAGTGTTGGCGACAGCAGCAACAGACTTGTTGATGCGGCCCATCACTGGATAATCATACTCGATATCGTTGATGTACTTGACGTTGCCCAATCCTTCAGTCAAAAAAGAGAGTGGGAAACGCTTGTCTTCACGTCCGCTCAGGTGAGTAATCACTGGGGACAAAACATCAGGTTGCGTGAGCAGAGCATTGGCCAACGAGTTTTCGTCGGTCATACCTTCGCCATTGAAGGTATCCTCATACAAACGCAACTTCTTGAGGTTATCAGCCATAATTTTGGATGGTTGAATAATTAGAAATTAGCTTACAGTAAATCCTTCAACGAAGGAATCGTGTTCGCCTTGGTCGTGCCCGATTTAGTGCGGGACTTCATACGACTACCCGCACTCGGAGCAGCAGTAAGTTTAGACTTCAGAGAAGAAACCTTCTGAGTAGCCGCCGCGTTCGACGCCAACTTCTTCAGGTCAAACCCTTGATAGAGTAAATACTCTACTGCAAGGGCAGTCTCTTGGTCAATATTTTGACGGTCAATATCCCGCTGCGTTACGCCTTGCTCATTCACAGGAGTGGTCATCCACTCATAGAACCTGCCACGTTGACGTTGCGGGATTGACATACCTTTCAAGTTACCAGCATTGATAGTTTCTTGTACCCCATTCCAGTAAGTTTCAGCCTCAGCTCTTTGCTGCGCTGCCTCTTGCTGTTGTTGGGCAAGGAGTTGTTCCTTACGCTGCCCCTGTGTCCGTTGCAACTGCTGCAGATAAATGCTAGCGTTGTCCTTTAGGATACCGGCGTCTTCGTAAGACTCTACCATGCGTGAAATGTCTTCGTCCCCAAAACCCTGCTGTCGCATGCCGTCAATAACAACCCGCTTTTGTACAGCAAGGTTGTCATCAACTTGAATGGAGTTGTAATCCATTTGAGCTTGCTGTGCTTCAAAGTACTTAAGTGGGTCGCCGTTGTTGGCGCGATACTCAAAGTACTCTCTCACATCAGGCATTGTTGCGAAAATCTTCTCCAGTTGCTCGTTTGCAATCTGTTGTCCTACAGCGGTAGTGTACTCAGCGAGACCGTCGTAGTCCTCAGAGAAGTCACCCTCCACTTCGTAACCCAGCTTAGCGCCGAGCGTGGCGAACATACCTGCGTCTTCAGCGCTAGGTTCGGCTGCTTCTGCAACTTGTTCATCTGCCACAGGTTCATCGACGGTCTCTTCAACTTCGTCTTGAACCCCGGGGGTTTCTTCTGTTTGGACTTCGGTGGTCGGCTCTGCTGCCTCTCCTTCCGTCGTTTCGGTAGCTGCCTCGGTGGGCTCAGCTACCTGCTCTGTTTGGGTCTCCTCCTCTTGGGGTGTAGGAGCGCTGTTATCATTCAGCCAATCGACAGAACCAAGTTTGTCGATGCCCAGACCTTTGTTTTCTGACATTCTGTTTCAAATTTAAGTTATACGATTCGAAGATACAAAAGAATCGTATGATTTATTATCTATGTGACTTATTTCTCATCAGTCTTACCATCATTATCATGGTCCGTGTCCTTAGATACTGCGTTGATAGTAGCTACTTGGACTTTTGTCTCACGGTCAAGCTGCTTTTGCTCAGCCTCAAAACCTTGCTCCATCTGGATTTCTTGCATCTTAGCCTGAGCTTTCTGCTGTTCCATCTGTTGTTGGGCCTGTTGGCTCATCTGCTGTAGTTCCTCTTGCTTCCTCTCCGCTTCATTAGCAAGCTGCTTAATACGAGAGAAGTTGTCGGCATCCAGAATGTCTGCAATTGTGCCGGGGCCTGTACCGTTTTGTGCAAACGACATTACCATTTGACGCATCTGCTGAATCTTTTGATTCTCTTTGCTGGCGTTTTTAGCAAAGATACCAAACTCAGACTCCCCATATTCTGCTCCTTCAATATCAAGCCAAGCGTTACGGTAGTCGTCGGCAATGTACTGAATCTTCTTGCCGTTTCGGAAAGCATGCTTAGACACGTCAAGCAAACCTTGCATCTCTTTCTGCTCGAACTTTTCAAACTTGCGAAAGATTTCTTCAGTCATTGCAGTAGACTGCGCAATAGCAGACTGCGTCGTGCCTGCGCCATCAGCTGCAGTAATCTGACCTTTACGCTGACGGCTAATGCCGAGCAGCTCTTCCCACTCCTGCTTGATAGCTTGAAGCAACTGCATCTGTGCAGCAATGTACTGACCGAGTGACATGTCCAATACTTGGTACTGGTTAAATGACACACGCTCGTTGTTCTTACCTTCCGCAGTAGAATCAATAAACGCAAAGCCCATAGCATCTGCGTAGTACATGAACTTCTCCTCGTCCCAGCCATGACGCTTGGGGATGGTGTTCATTTCGATAAGCGCAATCTTGTCCTTGTTCTTGGCAATCGTAAGCTCCATACGGTAGTGGAACACGTTGTAAAGAATTTGATAAGGCAAGCCCATGCTTACAATACTGATGTTTTCCGCGTGGCGATTACTGTATGCACGCCCATTGTAAGGCAGCTTACATACAGAAATATTACTCAACGCGTTACGCTGTGCCTCGATTGGCTCAATGCCTATGTAGATATCACCGTCAATCCGGTAGCCTTCCCATACTTCATTAACCCAGAACCACTCAATACTTTCATCCGTATCTTTGTCCATACGGTAAGAGTCGTCCACCATAAGCTCTTGGCTAACCCCGAACTCATCAGTGTACGTAAGAACTCCCACCTTTTTAAAAGACTTCCAGCAAACGTGCATGACTTCAACAAAGCGCTCGTCGTCACCAAAGTTCTCTTCGATGCGCTGAAGGAAAGGAATAGAAAAGCTGCCACTGCGATTGCGATGTGGGCTCTCAACTTGGTCAACTTCCTTATCGGTGAGCAAATCATAGAACTGGTCAAGTACTGCGTTGCTGCTCATTAGCTCTCTGCGTACTACCCAATCCCCGTCTTCTACAAACTCAACACCGGGGGACTTACTGTAGTCAATGTCAAGGGGCGAGACAATGTCATACTCCACCTCATCCATGCATACCCCTTTGTAGCTATACACATATCCAGACACCAACCAGTCAAAGAATGCAGCTTGCAACTTATCAGGTAAGTCAAGGTAGTCTCGTAGGTAGTTAAGAACCTGTTGTCCTACAATAGCTCGCGAGTCTTGGTAGCTAGTTTCAATGTACTTAGTAATAGACTCAGGCTCCTCCGTCTCTGCTGACGGTTGCCCTGTGTCTACTCCCATTGCATTCAACTCGTTGATAAACATCTGCTGCAGAGATTCAGCAATTGCCTTCTGCTTCTTCTCCTCCATACGGGAGACAGCGTCTCCGTTGGTTACAGTTACCGAGTAGTTAGAAGGGCGCTGAGTTTTCTCACCCAACAGCAAGTCTACCACCGGCTTAATGATATTGTAGTTTCGAAGCTTGGCAGGGAAGTTACGCTTCTTACCAGCTTGAGAGTTGTACGGATTAGTTACGTAGTTGTAGTCTTTCTCAGCCAACACCCCATTGTATGCTTCGTAGTATCGGAGCAGGTCCGACTTTGAGTTCTGCAAAAATGAAGATTGATTGATAAAGCCTTCGACGCAATCCTTGCCCCACTGCTTGGTCTTCTTAGACCGCTTGAGTTTCTGGCGAGGAATAAAGTTCTTTTGACGATTGTCGCTCATATCTTATGCAAAGAAATCCCTGTTAAAGAAAGAATCGTGGGATTCTTCCACGCCTTCCTTTACCACGGGTTTCGTAAGGAGGTCCATCATATAGAACATACCAACAAGAAGGGAAGATGCACGGTCAAAGTTGCCCCTATCGTTCCACTTGATAAGTTCGTCAATTAGGCCTATGTCGTAAATATAGTGCAAATTAAGTTTACTTTCACCATTCTCGTCCATACTTCTTTTAGTACGGAGCCAATCTCGTAGATATAGAACTGCCTGAGCCTTACGTTGTTTGCTACCCATAGATAAACCATAGTTACGTCCAAGCTTCTTTGCACGGAAGCCATTAGAGCGGTCAAACAACTCCACCTCCTCCATGAGCATATGCAGATTCTTAGTCCGTTTAGCGTATGGAATTACCTCACCTCGGTCATTCTCGAAACCTATCTTAGCGTTGTAATACTGGGACAGCTTGAACAGCGTTTCATTGTACTCGTCCTGCGTGTCTGGACGTCCCACATAGCTAGCTACAATCATATCATCTGGCTTGCTCCACGGGTTAGCGCGCTTAAATACATACGCAGAACCTAAGGAGTTGCCCTGCGACGTGTCGTGCGCATATGGGTCATGTGCTATAAAGTATAGATTGTTTGGTACTTGCCCGTCATCATCTCGATACGGAGCCTGATACACTACTACACAGCCCGTGATATCATCTCCCTTTTGATGTGGAAACTTATCTACTGGGCGTACTGTATCTGAGGGACGAAACTTGAGGCCGTCTTTACCTGTAGTAAGTAGTCCTGCGGTTCCTACATTCGCAGTCTTAGCTGAACGAACAAGAGTGTTCCTGTGATTAATAAGCTCTGCTGTAGGAAAGACGTTTGAACTTGTCTGTAAGAAGGCTTCACGGGGGCGCCAAGGATACTCAGTTATAAGCTTGTCGTAGACCTTTGCGTCCTTACTGTTGCGCTTAGTGCTTTCCCGCTTAGTCTCTTCTTGAAACTTTGCTTCCTTTGTTAGGCTGTTCCCGTCTTTGTCCATAAAGCCTACCTTGTTACGGTAGCTAGGGAAGAACCATCCGCAATGAGTACCGCTACCGCCGTCGTCCCATATGTTATCTACAGGCAGTAGGTTATATGGTTCCGGGTTATAGAACATAGACTCAAAGTCAATCGTTCCGCCGGACATGTCACCACCCGTACCAAAAATAACCATCTGTCCGGTAGTGATGCCACCATCCTCTACTGTAGGACGGGTCGCCATGAAGGTATCCTTAAGGTTGTGGAAAGCTCCTGCCTCCTCAAAGATTACAAGAGATGCGTCCTTACCACGAGCAGCGTCAGGGTTATCCTTAAATGTAATAGCCTCAACCTCAGACTTATACCCTTTCTCTACGGGCTGGTTATTAATGTACTCGAGGTAACTGGCCTTCTTGTGGTTTTGCTTGTCAATCACAGAGCGACGCTTAGACCAACCTGTGTGCTCGTTTAAGAAGTCCATGTTGGCAGCTGCCATAGTCATGATACCCTTAGGATATAGATATTTCTTATCGTGTGCACACAGTAGCGTGTAGCTATCCTTGATGGTATTAAACTGATTACAAGTAATAGCTGCGTTCTTATAGGAAAAGCCCTTACGCCGAGCCTTAGCTACAATCATATGGTGCCCACCGTCTAGCCAATCATCTTGTACAGTGGTAGATAGCTGTAAGTCAAGCATAGCCTTTTTGTCCATGCCGTTACGAGCAATCTCCATAAGCCAAAAATACTCATAGTCCCCATCCCAAAAGCTTGGGAAGTCTACCTTTTTAACTGCACCCTTCTTCTTACCAAGCTCATCCATTACCTTCATCTGCACATAGTTTAGATAGAAGTAATGATTACCGGTAATAGTAGTATCTCCTACTGTATAGCCCTCCCTGCATCGGCGCAACTCCTCAGACCAAAACTCATAAAAGTCTTGAGTTCCCGAAGGGGCGTCAATGTAGTAGCCATGCTTTTGAAAATCTAGTGCAGCGCGGCGAAACTCTTGAGTATTTGTAAGCTTACCCATTTATATCTGGCCACTTCTCCAATACAACAAATGAAGGACAGGATTTATGTTTTGAGTATTCATTATGACCGTGGACGCTCACCTCTACTCCATATACACCACGAATGGTTTCAACTAAGTTGAGGAATGCTTTCTCCTGCCCATGATTCATAGTGTCTTTAGGCTTCATGTTTTTATCACAGCCTCCAATGTAGCAAACACCTATGGTTGTCCTGTTCTTTCCCTTAACATGCGCACCTATAGTGGACACAGGGCGGCCTGCCTCAACAGTTCCGTCAATTAGGATACAATAATGGTAGCCAATGTCCGACCACCCACGCCCGTCTACGTGCCAACGCCGGATATCCTCAACATCGTGGTCACGACCTTCCGGGGTAGCGCTGCAATGCAGAATTATTTTATCTATCTTTCTCATGACTTCTTAAAATTGCCGGTACCTCCGCGGCCATCGCTAACAAACCCGCCGAATCCAGCTTTAGTCTTTACCACATCCATCTTAGCGCCGCACTCGCAGATATCAACGCGGTTATTGTCCACATCAAACTGCTGTACCTCACCATCGCGGAAACGCATAGTAAGCACATCGTTATATTCCTTCTTACCGGGGCAAGATGTACATTTAAATTTAGCCATTAGTCTTCAAATAAACCTTTGCTTCCACCGCCTCGAAGTTTTGTCTCAGCAGCTTGTTCTTGTTTTACTCGTTCTTCTAAATCTCCCACAGTTTTTACAACTGCTGGCATTTTCTCTGCGATACCCATTAGCTTTTCAATAAGCTTAATAGCTTCAAGCGTACCATCCGACTCGTCTTCATCATCATTAGTAAGAAGCTCATCAATCTTACGTGTCATGGCTTTTACACCACGCTCCGCAGATTGCAAAGCCTCCCTAGTTGTACGTAATGAGCGAGTAGCTGGGGTATCTTGCAGTTCACGGTACTTTTTAATAGCCGCTTCCATACGAGAAGAAGGCTTAAAGTCAGGCTCCATACGCAAATCTTTAAGAATTCGAATATGACGCTCCCGCTCTTCGTACATCTGGTACGGAGATTTGTAGTCACAGAAGTGATAAATGTAAGCGAGCCAGTCTGAAGCATTCTTTTTTTCGCGATTCTTATCCTCAGCGATGAGGTCCCTAAACGCGCTTAGCTTTCGCAGCTCTGGGTCTACCCTAACAGTAAACCCGTCCATAACAAACAGCTTCATTTCTTTTTCTTTTTTGCACGGTCAAGATTTAACCTATGTAAGCGGTAGGGATTTACATAGAACCGGCCAAACATAGGTATGCGCACCGAGTCAAACGCTCCGTGCTCAATAGTCTTGCGCAAAAAACCAAACTGTGACTCTACAATGGAACGTACTTCTTCCACAGTAGTTCCAAATTCCTCTGCAACTTGCTTATAAAGTTTCTCTTTTACTTTATTATTCGACATCGTCTAGCCCAAGTGGGTTTTCCCAGTCCTCTTCTTTCATCTCATACTCTACTATAATCTCGTGTTCGCCTATCAGTACTTCATAAGGCAGCATAGGGTGTCCTTGCGCCATGAGCACTTGCCTTTGCTTTCTTAAATAAGCAAACACAAGGTCGAACTCGTCTGGGTAGCGAAAGATTACTTGCAAATGTGAGCGGCTCATTCGGGTTTATCGCTAATAGTAAACTCAATACTTTCTAGCTCCATGCGTGGAGATACAATATCAAGATACTTATAGCTACCGAATTGGTCCTTATAAATGACGCCTTTATCTTTCAGCGACTTTACGTAATTATTCAAAACCGCTACGTTCTTCATGCCTAGCTTCTCGGCTACCATCTTACGTGCATTCTTAGTAGCACAAATAAATGGGTCTACTTCTAGAAATGCGGCAAGCACGTCAAGCTCAACTGCGGTTAATTTTAAAATGCCGTTGAGAAGTGTAAGGTAATCCTTCTTTCCTTCCAACGTAATGGGGATATTAACTTTTCCCATTTGTCCAGTTCTTTACATTCTGTATTTTGCGGCCAAGTCTACGACGCAGTGCGTTTTTAATGACATGCAAAAGGGACAGAATTAGTTCGTTTTCGACTGACCACGTTCTTTGGTTTAAGTACTCGAATCTATCAACGAGCATTTCCACCACTTCCTCGTTAGTCGTCCCGGGGATATGTTCTCCGTCTACTTTCTCTGTAAACCTTACTGACTGGTACGTACCAGACTTAAAGTTATAGAGGCGGTAAACAACCCCCTTCTTATCTGCTTCCATAGTTAAATCTACTACGCTCTGTTGATATATCCAAATCTTGTATAAAAGAAAAGGACCGCCCGAAGACAGCCCTTAACTTACAATGGAGAGCTGATACAGCCCTCGGGAGAACCCCCATTACTTCTCTTCAAGCATAAGCGTAAGCATCTGCTTTTGCATCTCTTTAATCTCGCCCATATCATCCTCAATGTGCTCAATCTCGGTTTCAATCTTACCCACTGTAACCGCCTGTGTGTGTACGGTTGTCATTAGCCATGCGGCCAGTCCAAGAAGTGCGGTACCTAGCCCGGCTCCAACTTTTGCTGCGATTGATTCCATGAAGACTAAGCTAAGCTAAAGACTTTAATAAAACAAAACTAAAAGCAAAGGACCCCGCCAATAACTGACGAGGCCCTCCCCTAAAATAACGAAACCCCGATAAACCACGAACCGGTGTAACGCACATCACTCACCAACGAGTGACTCTATAGTCTCACGAACTTCTGCCTCTGTGTCGGGCGTGTCGTCCGTAAGCAAATCTTCATAGGTTGCAACCTGTATCTTAAGGTTGTGAATCATAACAGAAAGCTCTTCGCTCCGTTGTGTTAAACCCTGCAGTTCTGCTACGCGGGCTTGGAGTTCTCGTTGTGACGAGTCCTTACGTGCCTCAATAATTTCTATTGTCATTTCTTTAAGTTGACTCGGACTTCGCCTTCTGTATCATCAGTCTCGTAAGCGAAATCAGTTAAGATGCCGTCTCCGTCTTGTACAAAAGTAATAGTTATGTGGTCGTTAGTGTAAGATGTGGCTATGATACCGTCAGCGCCGATAAAACACTGCGCCTCATCCCATACAAATAACCCGTTGTTTTTGCGCGGCATGTAACTAAAGATATAATAAAAAAGCCAGACCTATAAGGTCCAGCTTTCTATTTTTACACAGTTAAGTAGCCGTAAGGCGAATTAAAAATTTTGGATATCAGAATATAGTGTTACACATTATACCATACCACCAGCGGCAGTGATGGCAGCAGGCCTTTGGTGTAAAGACCCGCCACCCACTGACATTACTGTGTTGGACTTTTAAAGTGTAACTGCTGCCCGACACCTAGCCCCAGCGCATAAGAAGTGCTAAAAGCTACGAGCCCTACCAGCTTTTGACCGATGATTCGCTTTGCAGCAAACCGCCCACGCCTTTGTTGTCCCGGAAAGGGTAGTGCTAACGCTACAGCAATGGTAGGGCCCCCAATACGGTAGCCTACATTAAGGTCACCTGTAAAGTAGCCCGCACCTACGCCAGTCATAGCAAGAATAGCACAGCGCTCTAGTGGAAAGTCAGGCACCTGAGAGCGCCGTCCGCTTCCTTGAAAGGGGTTAAGCCACGTCTGCTCCTTTTTCTTTTTAGACTTCACTACCATGTGGCCATAGCGTGCTTTGCTGCTAGACCAGCGACCGCCGGGATAGCTAACAATTTTAGAAAGAGAGACAGATGTGTTGCGGTGCAATACATTGGTACCAGCGGCACACTCTTGACTAAGGGCAATTGCCAGACTTAGCCAAAAGATTGTGAGTAAGAGAGTAAAGAATTTTTTCATGGCCCTGTAAGTTACGGCTTTACTAGGGTTATTCGTCGAAAAACCCCAGTAAACAAAGGGCATTAGTGCTATACAGAGTGAGGGTTTGTCCTACAGACAGCGTCTGCATTCATCGAATATTGAGCAAAAAGAAAGGAGGCCGAAGCCCCCTTTCCTAAAGTTCTGTATGTATACGACTCAGTATTATCCGATGCTAGAACTTGCAAAGTTAGCCGGAACAGTGATGCCGTTAGTAACTTCAATCTGGTCCGTAAGAGTATCCCCATCAACCATCGGATAAGCCTGCTGGTACCCGGGATGGATTTGGACTATGTATGTACCTGCGTCTGCATCAGCTTCCTCTGTGTACCAACCCATCAGGTAGTATTGACCGCCAGCAGCTTCAAGCTTATTACGACCGGGATTTGAAGAGGACGTGGTAACGCTTAGACCCAGTGGGTATCCGTACCGAGTATGGAACAAGTTATCCGCCACGTAGTTAGCTGAACCAGATATGATAATATCCAAGACGACAACTTCACTATCACCACCTGTCCATTCAGGGTGGTCAGGACCAACGACTGTAGGGCCATTGTACATTCCAAGGAAGCGAACGTCGGTAGCACTTAAGCCATTAGTGCCAGCATCTCCCCAGCTCATGTGTACCCGAGAAAACACGTTATCTTGATAATATGGAGTTTCTCCAGTGTTAAACTCATCAAAGCCGTACTCACCCTCCACAAAGGTATAGGCGTACGGAGTCAAGATGATAAGGTCCTTGTCATTCACTGTACTTCCGGGTGTAATCCAGATTGGCAGTTTAACAGTGATGTCAGGGTAGTGGGTTGTTTCGGGGGGTCCTGTCAATGCATCAAAAGCATTGCGCTCGCTCGTAGAGCTAAAAATGTACTCTTTGCCTTTATGAGTGGCAGATGTCAAGAGATTTCTGTTGCGTCCCATGATATTAAATTAAATTAGTTGTAGTGAGATGCTAAGATAGTACATGGGTATGACACATGCAAAACTGACATCCTGTCAGGCAGCATGACATACTGTCAGGTATACATTGTCATGCAGTACTGACACATTGGCAGCCCGTAAACTTGCATATGTCAGAATTCTGTGTAGCTTTGCGTAAGTGTTAGCTACGCTGCCAAGCAGCTAGCAAGCGACAGGCGCTAGCCTGACAACTACTACGAAGTAGGATATAACACGAGTGTGGCTTTAGCCACCGCGAGTGGCTGACACTGAAATAGCCCATACTGTTGCCCTTGGATACGGGCATATTTTTCACTATACTACATAATGTGTATAGTCCCTCCCTTCATGCCCTCTGCCTCTACTTGGTAATTCTACCTGTATACCCCTATATACAGATAGCTATTCTAACCGAGAACTGGGAACTCTTGTTTGAACTACTACGTGGGCTAGCCTCCCCCCTAGTTATAGGTTACAATAAAAGACCCCCGGGGTCTACCCTACCATAAGCTTACCCCCCCCCTCACCTCTACTACTAGAAATACTTTGGGGAAGTGTAAGTGAGGACCCCATATATTCTAGGGAAGTGCGAATGAGGACCACCTAGCAAAAACCCCCCCGGAAGTTGCGGATGTTAAACACCCCCCGCATGATTCTGTAGTAGAGGTAAAACATCCGTACTCGTTATCTATGGATAGCAAGATGACAAGTATAGTAGCTGAGGAAATCAGCAACGATGTGCACGGTTACACGTATGCACTCACCTTTTATGATGACAACAACAACGTTGTCAAGGATGAAATCGTGCAGGGTACAGAGATGCCCTATATCGAGAACGATTGT